GACTTTTCTTCAGCCATAGATACCTCACTTGTTTACGTTCAAAAATATATTAAATAAAAAAGACAAGAAAGTAAACAAAAAAAACACGCGGCTAGTGAAAGCCGCGTGTTTAATGGGAATGAAGGAGCGTATGGAGGAAGATGCGAAAAGCTATGAATTAGCTGGCGCTTTCGTCGTCAATGGCTTCGCCGCGGGACTCACAGAAGGTGAGCAGCTCAACGCGAGCTTCAGCGAGTTCGAGCTTGGCGCGAGCCACACGCTCTTGCATGACGGTCAGCTCGTCAACTTCGGCGTCGGCGGGAATGTTGTCAAACTTCTCAACAGCACGCTGGCAACGAATGACATCGCCCTGCGCACGCTCAATCGACTTGCGAAGAGCGGCGGCCTTCTCTTCAGGCGTACGCTCGCGAACAGGCTTCTTGGAAGACTTGCTGGTGGCCTTCTTGGCGGCCATGTAGTCAGCGTAGCCCGCTTCGTCAGTGATGTAGAACACGCCGTTTTCGTCCTTCACGGGATACTTGCCCATGAGACGAAGCTGCGCAAAAGTGGAAGCGATGGTCTTCGGCGTGGTGTTCAGCGCTTCTTCGAGCGACTGATTGGTGGCGCCGCCTTCGAGAATGAGGTTGAGAACCTTCGTGCGGAGATTGGTACGTTCAGCCATGGTATTGCTCCTTTATATTGTTTGTTCTATTGACCGCGTGGGCAAGCAGAGAAGCCCCCGCCTGTTTTCGCAACCAGCTAAAAAACATTGCCTCGGGCCAAAGCCCACGCGGCTCAAGCACAAGCACATTGAATGCGTGCGGCGCATTCGTGCTGCTTGATGAATTCAGTATATACACATCCAAGAGGTTTGTAAACGCTTTTTTGCCAACTTTCTCAAAATTTTTTCTTCTTTTTTCACTCCCTCTTTAAATTGTTAGTTTTGTTTAATCTTCTGCAGAGTCTGCAAAAGCCCCAAACGCGGTTTCCGCCATGGTAATAGGCTCGCGTGGGTCACTGTCATGAACCATGACGGGTTTGCCGAGCGCCTTCATATAGAGGTTGCTGAAACCGTCAACCTTCTTCATGCCGAGCTTTTCAGCCTGCGCCACAGAAATCAGCTTGGTTTCGTACGGCTCAATATCCGCAGCTTCAAGCGCCCTGACTACCTCAAGTTCAGGAGCAGCCCAGCGGCGACTGGAGCGCCCGTTGACTATCTTATAGCCCGGGAACTGGCCAATAGAAGCTCGCTTGAACGCCATAGCCTTGATTTCGGCGATGGAACTTTCGAGCTCGTCCAGCTGCTTGAATGCCTCGACCAACGCCAAAGTGGCGGCCTCGTCTTCGGCAGAAATTCCGTTCTTGAGCACGTCAGCATGCTCATCACAGAACTTGAAGACCTCGGACGCCATATGCTGATGGTGTTCCATACGCGCCAAGCACATGCCTGCAGCGCTGCACCAACGGCACTGAGATGCGCCCGGGTTGAACGTGGGATGTTCGCTCTCAGCATTCTTAATGGTTGGCATGAGCTCATTGTGCAGCCAATCAAACAGGTCTTGCTTGGATAATGTCCACGCCTTGAAATTCTCAAGGCGGGGCTGGACGATATGGAGCGTAACCTGCTGGAGGTCGAACAAGGCCATTTCCGCCAGCTTGCCGAGAGCATACGCCTTCAGCTGGACATTGTCTTCAACAGCCACAAAGACCCCGCCGCCAAACTTCCAATCGAGAATGTGCAGCGTGGAGTTGGCGACGTCAGCCATGGCGATGTCAGGCGTGCCGTAGACCTGCGGAGCACCCCATGGTGCAAGGGTGGTTTTCGCCTCGATGGCAAGCGTCATATTGGGATTGTACACAGAATCAAAGTACGTTATGCACTGGTTTACCAGCATCAGCTGTTCTTGGGAGAGTTCCGCGAGCAGCTTATCAGGGCCCCCATTTTTTCCAGAAGTCCGCATACGAACGACTTCAGCCATGATGTCGTGCAGCTGAGTGCCCTCAGACGCATATTTGGATGACCCAAAGCTAGGGTATTGCTCGCACATCTTGACGCTGGCAGGGCAAGCGATGATTCTGCTGAGCTGACTGGGACTCATCGCGGCGTGCGCATTTGCCATAAAAACCTCCATATAAAAGGTAAGACGTCGCCATGACACCATGGCGACGTCAAGTTAATGAGCTTACTTAGAACGTGGCGCGACGCACAAAGTGGTTGTTGCACTTGGTGCAAACGGATTCAGTGGGCCAACCAGCACGGAAAAACCACTGAAAGAGCGCGTCGATAACCCAAAACACACCGCAGGTTAAGATAACAAGCAGCCAAAACAAAGGCTTGAAGCGACGAGTGGGCTTGTAACCGGTGTTACCGCAGTAAGGGCAGGGATGTCCGACATACACTTGAGCCATGGTAATTCTCCTTATTTAAAAGTTAATCATTGCGAAGAGCCAAGCGCAGCATGAAAGGCGCGGCGAACGCCATCAAAGCCTCCCATGGTTGGTTAGTCAAACAGAACATCACGAAGAACAGATGGCACATAATAAACGTCTTCTTACCAGCCATGATAGCCTCCAACTGGCATTTTCGCGCTTCAACCACGCGTTGATTTCTATATGACACGAGCCAATGAAAAAGTAAATGCCCTCGAGCTAAAAATTTGTAAAAAATTTTTGAAAAATAATTCGAGCTGCGCCGTGTACATTCGCCCGCTCACGTGGTATCTTGTTCTTATCTTAATGATGGAGGTAACATTATGGACCAGATTACAGTTGACACCAGCATATACGAGTTCACCAGAGAAATCAAGATTCGCCCGACTGATAAGGCGATTGATGCTCACTGCGTGTATTGCCTGCATACTGATTACAACTTTTCTAATAACTCCGATGACTATGAAGAAGAACATTATGTTCTTATTGAAGAGCTGTTTGTGCCGTTCAAATATCGCCGCCAAGACATCGGGCGGGCTCTGCTCAGAGCGGCCGTCAGCGACGCCCATAAGCGGTACCCGAGTATGGCGATTAAGCTGGTAGTCGAACCGCTATCGCCCGAAATCGACCAAAATATTTTGGTAGATTTCTACGAGTCTGAAGGCTTTTCAATCGAACAAGACCACGATGTTATCATAATGTCTTGCTAACCTGCACAAAATCTCGCTAAAAATACGAATGCCGCCAGCGCGAAACTGGCGGCTTTTTCTTATACGTAACGTACTGAAATAATAGATAAACCTTTTAAAACTCACAAAAATCAGAAACGCGAGCTATCCTATACAAAATCGATTTCGCAGGCCTTAAATCGAGTTTTAAGAGGTACGATTTTTTGAACCCGCCCGTAACTCGGCTAGAAATCATAAGTTTCCACCACCCTGATGCCACTCTTCGTGCTCTTCACGTCAACGACGTACTTATATGCACGATACTGGCACCAGAAGCCGTCGTTCATCAGCTCGTCACGTGAACAACGGCACCCTTTCTTGCGCAAACGCCTGTGGAGATTGCAGCAGTATATTACGAACGCCCGCGACTTAGGAGGAAATCGCTCGACCTCCTCCTTAAGTCTGCTTATTTCTACCTCCCGCACAAGACGATGCGCCGTTTTAAAAATGGCGTATAAAGTCAAGTGGTTAAGCATAAATCAGCTCGTTTGCAGGCGAGGAAGTTTATGGTACTCAACGCCGAACTGGTAGCCTGTGTAGTCAGACAACAGCTGCAAATACCCGCGCGTGCGGAGGCATCCATCGAACTTCGCCAACTCTTGAACTTGCTCTACAGACAGAGGCAGAGGATAAAGCGTGTGCATAGTGCCAGTGAAAATAACGCGAATGAAGCCGTCGTCGATGTTGCAGCAAGCCTTGTTGTATTTGTAAATATCCATGAAAGGCTTGACTTCCATCAATTCCGCGCTTGGCTGCCATTCGTAAATACGCTCGACAACAGGCCTGCAGACGTCCGCCAACAGCGTTTTGAGCTCGGTCGTATACCCATACGAGTCAATCCCGCACAGGTTTTTCAGCCTGCGAGAGACGTCAGAGTAGGTGAAAACATAGGGGTTGCTGGCGGAAAACTTCCGCGTGAAGTAGAATCCCACATCTCCCAACGAGTCAAGAGGATGGAGTTTTTGCAGGGCGTTCAGCATCAAGTCCATCATTCCCTCGTTATACTTGCGCGGACGATTGCGGTTCGACAGCGTCAACCAGCGCGCTTTGTTGCTCAAAATGAGCTTGGCGTCAACTTTATTAACCGCCGTATAGCAGTCCAGCAGATGCGGAAATTTCTCGATAAGCTGACCGAGGGTGGGAAAATCTTCGTTTCTACTCATTGCCAATTACCTCCGTAATGCCATTAAAGGCACCATTTTTGAGTTCTTCTTCAGTCACTGGTAGCGGATAATACGTCCTATAGGACCGCTGACGTTGCAAACGCACGACGCCTTTTGTGACGTCCAGCCACTTTGGAAGGTCCTTTCTACCAATCAGCGGCTTCAAATATTCACTACAAAGCGTTGTCAGCGCACGAGTAAGCTGCGCTTTTGAGCGTATGTCAGCCGTCATATTCGACCGCCAACGTATTAACCCTTGCGCAGTTTTCAAGTTTACGAGCAGGTTGCTACGTGATGGGTCGCCAATATTGAGCAAGTAGTCCGGCTCAATCTCAATAGGAAAGAGCTCCGACAGCTCAATATCTTGGCTGTTTTTGGCCATCAGCTTGGAGTTTTCTTCGTTAAGCTGAGCTACGATTTCTGGGCTGATAAGCCATGGTTTTTCGCCTTTTTGACAGGCGGTTTGGTACTCTTTGTACAGGTTTTTGTAAAACGCCCGCCAATTGAAAGCGTTAATCACGTCCCAGTTGAAGCCGCTGACGCGAATTATCCATAACCGCCTTGTGCCACTTTTGGTCATAGTCAACGAATGCTCGTTCGTCGAACCGAACACCATGGCACGCCGCGGAAGCGTGATTGGCGCTGTTTCATATATGGGCGTGAACTCCATGAAGTTCTTGGTGAGCATGTCTTTGCAGAATGACGAGGCTTGGGCGTCAGAGCCAAGAATGCCGTCGAACTCGTCAATCACGAGAATAGGCTTGCCCGCCAAGGCTATCTGGAAGTCACGGTATTCTTTGGATGCCGTAAGCGGCATCGACCAAGTGGACACAAACAGCGAGCGCACATTTTGCGGTATAATGGAATTGAAAAACCCGCTTTTGCCGCACTGCTCTGGACCAACAAATATGAGCATGCCACCATTCATATCATATGGCCCGACGAATTTTGCTTGAAGTTTGATGATGGTCATAAACGTAGAGTACAGCAGGTGCTTGGCGAGAGCGACGTCTTGCTGTGGATCTAAGTATATGGAATCAAACACTTTATCGAACGTGGCTTCTGGGTCGTCGTCGGCGGTTTCGACCCATTGCATGAAGATGTTGGCATCCTCCCTGCCAAGTTCAATAGCCTTTTTTCGCAGCAACCCAAGGCATTCTTTTAGCCTCTGCCCATAAATACCGCTTCGCGGATACAGCACGTTTTGGATGAAATCCGTCAGCACGGCATCAAGCGTTCTGCCGTCAATGGGGCCATATAAGGCTGGTAAAATGTCGTTGTTTTTGACGATTGACTGCTGACACATGAGGTCTTCATCGCCCGCCAAAAAGAACTGCGTGCCGTTCTGGAGGATACGCAAATGGTAAAATTCCGCGAACCCCCATACGTTGCGTGTATTGCACAAGTCAATGCCTTTGGCGGTTCTTACCTCTGGCGTGTACTTTACTAGGTTGTAAAGTGCCTTAATGGTGCTCGCTGAAACACCAGCGATTTGCGTCGTGCCAAACGAGACCCACTTTTGGCTGACTGCATTCGCATCGTATGAAGTGGGATCGGTGCGGCTCCACTCGTCGAATGCCTTAAACCCTCCATTGGTATTGTAAAGCGAATGGATGCCCATACCAATGCGCAGCCAAAACTCATAATGGCTGTACTCGGTGCCCGTCAGCTGAAGCCACGCAGCCTTGACGCGCTCGGTTTGGCTCAGCGAAATACCTGCCAACATTTGGCGAAGTTCCGTCAGCGTAATGTCTTGGTGCGACGCTGCAAACGCTTCTAATGCTTGAACTTCGTCTACGTTGTCCGCCTGTAGGACCTCAGGCGTGAGCGTTGGCGAAGCTGTTGGCAAAAAGGCCGTGTGGTCAATCGTCGTTAACCTACCAATAGACCGCTCGTGCACGTTGCCCGTCACTCGCAAGGCGTGCTTGCCGACGAAAATTTCACCTTGTACGCCATACTTGCTTGGTATGGTATACTGCGCTTTGGCGCCATCCTTAGCGCCAGTGGTTAAGTAGAAAAGATGAATACCATTTCCACTTAACGAATACTCTGTATAGGTTGGCGGAAAGTCTTCTGGTATCATCAGTCCGTGGTCGATGTCAATTACGACGAGTTTGTTCTTTGGGCTCGTATACAAGCCAAAAGATTCGCCGTCGACATCCGCCAACGTCTTGCCCGTTTCTTCAGACCCCTTCGCGCCCCACTTTGGCCGTTTGCCTGTAAACGACGTCCAGAAAGGCAGGCTGGCGAGATCTTGCGGAATGTTTTTTCGCATAGAACCTCCAAGAACTTCATCTTATCGTAAAATGAAAAAATGTACACATGAAAATGGAACAGGGCGAGCCGTCATCTAACCGTCATCAGGAGCCATCAGGTGTCATTATGTGTAACGAGCTGTTTTCATTAGTTAATGGCACCTGATTGCGTAATCGGTGACACCTGAGTGACGCCTGCGATGACACCTGAGTGACGCTCGATGGCTCATGATGGCGGCCATGAGTTTTCACGCCAAACTACGTTACCATGGGTTAACGCGAGAACTTTCTCGAAAAGGGCTGTTTACAAAAGGTTTACAATGCGATATGCTTTCTTTAAAGTCTTTAAAAGGCTTGGTTTTCTTCATGAAAACGAAAGATGGCCAATATCGTGATTCGCCCGCAACGCGAATGCGTACAATGGCCCCACGGCTGGAACTAAACAGTTAATCATCGCACGGCCACTGACCGATACATCTGTAACTGCCATATTGCTCTGCTGCAGGTTCGCACAAGTACCAACACGTGTTAACTGCACTACCCAATGGGTAAGACGGTGTGCTTGTTGACAAACGAATAGCGAAAACGCAACATACTCTTTTTCTTGACTTTGTAACGTTGCGAGCGAAAACTAAAAGAGGTTCTCGCTCGCGACGAAATTTTAGATGCAAAATTTTTACCTCTAAGTGCTTGAAATAATTGATGCGCAACAATGCGCAACAATGAGCAACAATGAGCAACTTGCGCATTTTGTTGCTCTTTCATACATTTCAAGCACTTAGAGCCAAAATGCGCAACAATGCGCAACTTTTCGAGCTTCGCATAATTTTTATGTTGGTTATATTGTTACTCTAAGGTAACAATGAACGTAAAAAAGAAGACTCCTTGCATAAAGAGCTTTTTGAAAAAGTTGCACATAATTGCACAATTGCACAAATATAGAATAAATATACAAAATAATTGAATAAAAAAAAGCGCAACTGAAAAATTTAGTTGCTCATTACCGCGCAAAACGCGCACATTCAATAATTTCAAGCATTTAACTTACTAAATATTTAGTAAAACTCCGCTGTTTCTTCAAGTACTTGGAATTATTAATGGCATGTTTTAAGGCTCTTAAAACTCGATTCTACGCGTGTTTCTATGGTACGTGGTTAAATCCTCACGTTTCCTATAAAAATGCGTAGAATCGAGTTTTAAACGCGTTAAAACTCGAATTATGGGCTTTCGTACGCGTCGTATGAGCCCATGTCTCGCGTCTTCTCATGGTATCATGCCAAATTTCCATACAATTCAATCATTTATACGCGCGTAACGCATAACATGTTGGAATGTATGGAAATTGACCGAATGCGGATTGCCGCTGCAACGTGTTGGTTTAATTGGCAAACTCTTAAAACTCGATTTGAGGCCTCTGAAATTCGATTCGTGTATAAATACTCGCGATTTGGTTCTTTTGAGCCTCACGCGAGTTTTAAACGCGTTAAAACTCGAATTATGGGCCTTCTTTGTACGCGTATCACGCATATCGCGTGCGTTTTACCCGATAAGGATACGAAAATGCGTAAAATCAACGCCCTGATAGTGCACAATGCGGCCACCTATGACACCATGGACATTGGCGTGGAGGAAATTCGGCAGGTGCACATAAAGGAAAATGGCTGGCGTGACGTCGGCTACCACTACGTGATACGCCGCAACGGCGTCATCGAGAAGGGACGTGACGAGGCCACAGTTGGCGCGCACGTCGCTGGTCACAATGCGAATTCCATTGGAATTTGCTTGGCGGGCGGCTTGAGCAAGGTCGACGGCAAGACCGTGGAGCGGGCCAATTTTACTGACCAGCAATACGATTCCCTCTACAAACTCCTGACTGAGCTGATGGCGAAATACCCGCTTGCGAAGCTCTACGGCCACAGTGATTTTGCGAACAAATTTTGTCCCGGGTTCGATGTTCGAACTTGGTTCAAGAATTATCAGTAGACGCAACGAGCCTCGTCTGCTGATTGACGGCGCCTCTCCTCGCCGTCACTCTCCTGCCCTTGCCCGCCGTGTATCCTGCGCACGGCGGGCTTCTTTTTAAAGTCTTGAAATATATGGAAATGTGGTTCATCGGGCATTCCATATATCTGAATTTGTTGGTGTTTCATAAGTGCTTTAAACGCTTAACAAAGGACGAACCGATGAAGAACAAGTTGGCTATGTTGCTGGCGTTCGTGATGATGCTGACGGTCTCTGCATGCAACGCGGACGAAGCCGCCATCAACGCGAGGAACTCGCTGCGGACGGCGAAAGTGACGTATGAAACGGCGATGGAAGCGTCCGTGGAACTCCACAAAGCGGACAAGCTGACCGACGAGCAGATGGCGAAAGTCAATGAAGCGGCGGTCATTTTTGTGGATGTTTACCTCATGGCAGTTGATGCGCTTGACACCTACGTGACCACCAACAAGGCCCTGTCCGAACAGGATTTGGCGGCCGCTGTTGACGCGGTTACTGACGGGTTGAACGTGTTTATCAAGAGCCTTGTACAGCTGGGCGTGGACATTAAAGAGCAAACTGACGCCAAGGGGTAAGCCATGAAGGTATTGGACGTCATCTTCATCCTCGATCTCGCAATGTCGATCGGTATTCCGGCAGTGCGAAAAATCGTGGAAGCATGGGACAAGGAAACGGTCACTCGCGAGGACATTGAACAGCTTCGCGACATCAAAACCCCCGACCAGTTCTAAGAAAACGGCGCCCATATATGATTGAATCGTTTCACAAAGCGATGAACGCGCTGTCTGAGAGTCTGCCGTGGATCATAATGGGCGCCGTTGTAGGGGCTACTATGAACGCGCAAGTGACGAACAGCCCAAGCCTCTGGGCGACGGTACGCGGATACATCGCCAGCTTAATTTGTGGCATTGGTGTAGGTACGGTCGCCGTACTGATGGCGAAGAGCAGTGGAGTAACGAACGCGGACGCAATCGCGTACATAGGCATGGGTATGGCGATGTTTGGCAAGGACGCGTATCCAGTGATACGAGAACGAATCCTGCGGGCATTGCCGAGGAGGCAATCGAATGGCAGTAATGACTGACACTGACTTTGAACAACTGCTGATGCTTATCATCAGCGGCAAGTCAGTGTCTGAAGCGAGCGTGGAGCTCGGTTACGACGACCACGGAACTGCCCTATGGTTTTACTTGGATGACGGAGCTGACCCATCACGCCGTGAAAGGTACATGATGGCGAGACGGCTGGCGGCTGATGCACAGTTTGACCAAATTCTCGACCTTGAGAATAAAACTATCCAAGAAGCCATGAGTCCGCAAACGCTGACGGCAGTTGTAAACGCGCGCAAGTGGCGTTTGGGCAAGATGAATCCGAAGATTTACGGCGATTCGCAGCAGCTGAATTTGACAAGCTCAGATGGCTCTATGTCGCCGGCGGCCAATGCGTCGCTGGTGTCCCTCTCGTTCGAGGAGCTCAAGAAACTCGCCGAATCGCTCGGGTAAAACCATGGGGCTTCACTTTATGAGCAATTTCAAAGGCTTGCGTATGCGCCCGCGCTGACGACGTTACTTATAAGTAACGCGCGGGCGCATACGCATGCGAAACTTCCCGGGTATGCGTATGAAACAGGCTCTTAAAACTCGATTTAAGGCTCGTGAAACTCGATTTGTGTATAAATGCTCACAATTCGAAAATTCGCGAGTTTTAAAGGTTTTACTAAGTATTTGAGCCGCTTACGTGCCCGTAGGAGAGCACGATGTGGGCGACTAAGGAGCAGATGGCTCGCGACGTGCGGCGCGAGTTGGCGCGTAGAAGTTTTGAATTTTTTGTGCGGGAGGTAACTCCCAACTACCTTATGGGCTGGGTGCACAGGAAAATTTGCACCGAGCTCGACCAGTTCTTGCAGGACTCTCTCAATGGGCGTTCGCCCAGACTCATGATAATGATGCCGCCCCGATCTGGTAAATCGGAGCTAGCGAGCCGCAAATTTCCCGCGTATGCCTTGGGACGGTATCCCGACCTGCAGTTTATCGCGACGTCGTACTCTGCCGATTTGGCGAGCAGAATGAGTCGTGATGTTCAGCGCTGCATAGAGAGTTCTGAATACACGAAAATTTTTCCGTCCACCAGACTGAGTTCTGGACGTGACGGATACAGCCGAACGACGGACCTGTTCGAGATTGTACAGCACAATGGGGCGTACCGGTCAGCCGGTGTTGGCGGCGGTATTACTGGTATGGGCGGCAATATCTTGGTCATCGACGACCCCTTTAAAGACCGCGAAAGTGCTGATTCTCCAGTCCAGCGGCTGAAAGTTTGGGAGTGGTATACGTCGACACTATATACCCGTCTTGCTCCGGGCGGAGGTATATTGTTGATAAATACCCGTTGGCACACGGGCGACTTGTCTGGACGTCTACTGGAGATTGCGGCCAGAAAAGACGAAGACGAGTATGCCGAGCAGTGGAAAATTGTGAGTTTTTCCGCTATTGCCACCCAAGACGAGGAGTTTAGAAAAGCAGGCGAACCGCTGCATCCAGAGCGGTACGATTTGCCTGCACTCCTCCGTATCAAGCAAGCAATCGGTTCCCGCAACTGGGAAGCTCTCTATCAGCAAAATCCCGTTCCCGACGGCGGCGCGATTTTCCTCGAGCGCTGGTTCAAATTCTGGTTCCACTCAGACCTGCCTCAAACGTTCGACCAAATGGCGATTTCGTGGGACTTGGCGTTTAAGGCATACGACACCAACGACTATGTAGCTGGTACCGTATGGGGCAAAAAGGGCGCCGATTTTTATCTGCTGGACATTCTCCATCAGCGCTTAACCTTCACGCAAACCTTAGCGGCCATACGTGATTTACACACCAAGTGGCCCAAGGCGAAACGCATTTTCATTGAAGACGCAGCCAACGGGCCAGCAGTTATCGACTCGCTCTCACGGTCGATTCCCGGGATAATCCCAGTAAAAGCTGATGGGTCGAAGGAATCGCGAGCGCACTCAGTAACTCCCCTGTTTGAAGCGGGCAACGTCTGGTTGCCCCATCCCTCACTGCACCGCGATGTGCAGGCGCTGATTACGGAATTTCTCCAATTTCCTTATGCGGAACATGATGACTTGGTGGACAGCACGACGCAGGCCATTCGAGAAATGACGCGTCGGCGTACTCTTGCCTTAAATGCCGAGTTGGCGAAGCCTGCGCCGACGGCCTCTCTACTAGGAGCGTTCTCTTATGGACGATAAAAAATTTAGCTCGCTGAGACTGTCGCCGGCGATGCTTGACGAGCTTTTCACACCGACAGCACCAAGACAGTATACGGTTGACGAAATTCGGGAAATGTTTAAGCCCGCCGCAACGCTTGGTGCGGCTCAAGATGTCCAGCTGGCCATGGACCAGCAGCTCATGGACACGGGCGTCTATTCGCTGATTCAGCATGCGTACAACTTGGGACAAGGCGTTGCGCCCCAGTTCATGGGGTATGGCGCGTTGCAAGGGCTGGCGCAAAACGGACTTATACGGGCATGTATTGAGACCGTGGCGGACGACATGGTCCGCGAGTGGATAGAGTTGAAGAGTTCGGATGACTCGGTTGAGCCTGAGCAAATAGCGCGGCTTGAACGGGCTATGCGAAACTTCAACGTGCGGGACGTCTTTCATGAGGCGGCGGAATATGTGGGGTATGAAGGCGGCGCGATGATTTTCATCGACACAGGAGCCGCTCCTGAAGAACTCGAAAAGCCCCTCAATCTGTCCGAGTATTCTATGGAGCTTAGGCAAAACAAGCTGAAGGGCTTCACGGTTCTTGACCCCGTCAACCTGTTCCCGGGCGACTATAATTCACTCTACCCGATGAAAAAGGACTACTACAAGCCCAAATACTGGTATGTATTGGGAACCAAAGTTCATTCATCGCGGCTGATTCGCTTGGTGTCGAATGAGTGTCCGACGCTTTTGAAGCCCGCGTATAACTTTTTTGGCGTCCCTCAAGCTCAATTGTTGTATGATTACGTGCTCCATTTCCAAGATTGCCGAATCGCCGTAACGCAGCTGTTGAAGAAATTCTCGTTGCTCACGTTCAAGACGAACATCGGTGAAATTCTTTACGCGCAAGGTGGTACTCAGGAAATCGACGCGCGCATCAACTTCATGCTGCGGACGATGAACAATCAGGGCGTCTGGGTAATGGACTCGACCGAAGAAGTTCAAAAGCTCGAAACACCGCTTACCGGGCTGACGGACATCGTCAAGCAAAATCTCGAGTTCCTGACGGCCATCAACCGCACGCCTGCAGTCAAGCTGTTGGGAATCAGCCCATCCGGATTCAACGCAACTGGTGAAAGTGATATACGGAACTACTACGACCATGTGTTGTCGCAGTGCAACAAGGTGTTCCGCCATGGCTTGGAGACCGTGTTGAAAATCCTGCAGCTCCACTGCTTCGGCAAAATCAACACCAGCATTGACTTTGACTTCAAGCCGCTGGGACAAGAAGACGAAGCATCGTTGGCGATGACCCAGAAGGCCAAAATCGAAACGCTCGCCACGGCTGTTGGTGCGAACTTCATTACTGAGTATGAGGGCAGAGCCGCGATTGCGAATGACCCCGACTCTGGCATCGATATCGGGGTTGAACCGCCGCAAGAGCTCAAGGACAAAATTGAAGCCCAGCAAGGTGGTGAAGACCCGATAGCTGGCATGGGGGCCCCTACTGACCTTGCCGACCTTATGGGGCCCACAGGCGAGCAGGATGACGAACCTCAATCTGCCGCGCCTGCTGCTCCTCAGGCGGCCATGTAATGGCGAAAACGCTTCGTCCCATCAGGCCAAACGCGGGCGTCCGAGTGATGTACGGCAAGGACATTACTCGATTGCTCAAGGCCATGAGCAAGGACTTGGAAGACATCATCTTCAGGACGTACTCCAAACAGGAGCACAAGTTTTTGCCGCAGGTTGCGCAAGATGCAGCTCCTGTTCCCGCCTTGACGAGCGAAATTTCAAAAGCTATGAAACGCTGGATGCGGCGATGGGATATTGCCGCCCAGCGCATAGCTGAGAATTTCGTAAAATCTATCGATAAGCACTCGCTGAAAGCCCTCGAGTCCGAGTTGAAGCGGGCTGGTTTCACGGTGAAGCTGGACAAATCCTTCCGGTCGAACACCATGATACAGGCCCTCATCAAAGCCAACGTGGCGTTGATCAAGTCCATACCAGAGCAGTATCAGACTGACTTGTATGGAATTGTGATGCGCGGTATTACGGACGGCGTAGGCGCTCAGGATATCAAGAAAGAAATTCACGGGCGCTATGTAAAGTCTGAAAAGCGCGCTTTATTTATCGCCCGAGACCAAACGAACAAGGCGACGGAAACTATCAAGCGCGAACGTGATATGGAGCTTGGTATTACTCGGGCGATTTGGATTCACGTACCCGGGTTAAAGACGAGCAGAGCCTCCCACAAGAAGATGAACGGCAAAGAGTTCATTCTGGCAGAAGGTTGCTACGATGAGGCGGAAAAGCGCAAGGTCCACACTGGCGAATTACCTGGCTGCCAGTGCACTTATAAGGTAATTGTTGACGAGTTCGGTGACGATTGGGGTAAAAAATAGCCCGCACTCAACGCGCGGGCTGTATGCGAAGTATGGACGATTCGAGTTATTGGCTCGTTTCGCCCCCGTCGTCTTCGTTCTTGCGGTCGTAATCGTATACGAGCTCGTCGTCGTCAGTATAAACGAACTTTGACGTGCGAGCGGCATCGTCTTCGCGCATGGTATCAGCCTGTGACATGGCAAACCTCCATTTTTCTTTTAATATATAGCATTAATGAATAAATGTACACAGTTTCATGGAGAAAAATAAATGGGCGGCAAGTTTAACGGTCTCAAGATGAAGGACGTTAAAGACGCCAACAAGAAGCTCAAGCAGAAGAACGAGTACGCCAAGAGTGGCCACTCCAAGGGCGAAAGTCCTGAGTTGTACAACGCGCCGATTCCTTCAGCTGCTGCCAATGCGCCGGCTATCCCGGGCGATTACAAGAACTCTCCCGATTTCAAGAAGTTGACGCCCGACGCCCAAACCATGGTAAATCAGACGGCTGCGCACATCAAGAAGTTGCCGCTCGCCAAGATGGCAGAACACGGGCCCGCTCTGTATGAAGAGCTCGACAAGGTGATTAAAGAGCTGGCGAATAACGGTTCCAAGTTCGATTCCAAAGTCTCCGAAATGGTGACGAACTTGAACATAGCGGCCATGTCCGCAGCGACTGCCACGCCGACGCCTCCCAATCAGCCAAAGCTGTCTAAATCGGAGACCAGTCAGTTTGAGGGCTATGACAAGCTGTCGAGCTTAAACGCGAGCGAAATTGATAAACACGCCAAGGTTATCAATGAGAGCAAGGCGACGCCCGAGGACAAGGCGTTCATGATGGACGCGCTGAGACAGGCGACGTCCTATATGGCAGAGAATGGAATGGACGCGCCAGTTGCAAAGGTCTTGAGTGGCATCAATGGCGTTTGGGTGGCATCGAGCAATCCCGACGCACTCAAGAAGGCAAAGGACGCGTTGTCCGGCTTGCTTGGTGAGATGAACGCGACCGTAGAGCTGGTGAACGCCGGCGGAACATACGCCAGCAAACAGGAAGCCGCTCAACCAGTCCAGCCAACCCAGCCCCAAGCCGAAATTCCCCATACGCAAAAAGCGGATATTTCCGAGTACCAACAGTTTGCTGGTTATAGTGGCCTTGACAAGTACACCAAGAACTGGTTTGACGAAAAAGCCGACGCGCTGATGAAGGCGGATATGAGTCAGTCCGATAAGGACATGCTGACGTATGGCATGCAGTTGGCGCTCCAAAACGGCGTCGATCCTAAGAAGAAGGCTGAAAAGTATGGCGGCAAGTTTTTGGGTAAAGCGCTTGGCGTGATGGATGCCATTGGTGGTATTGCGCAGGCCACTAAGCAGGGCAATCAGAAGATGCTCGATTTCTACAAGAACGCCGCCAAGCAGTCCATCGAGGCCTTGGGTGGGACCATGCAGGGCGCGTCGAATACGCCAGCTGCCACCACCACGCCGAGCTCGGTATCCTCGACGCCTTCCCAAGCGACTTCTGCGTCCGGTGAAATTCTGCCGAGCCAGAAGGGGAATCTCAAGGATTACAAGAATTTCACCGGTTATGATAAGCTGAATATGACCAGCAAAATGGTTCTGGACGACGCCGTTCAGAGCCTCCAGAAGGCGATGTCGGATATGAATCTGGACGTCGCTGATATGGCGAAGGTCACTAAGGGCGTTCAGACGGCGCTCAGTAAGTCCGTAGACGGCAAGTTAGGCGCGGACGTCCAGCATATGCTGACGGCGGCGAAGAACGCAGCTAAATCGCTCTATGGGTCTAAAGCGTATAATGACAATATGGTTAAAGCTCTTAAGTACGCGAAACAAATAGAGCAGCAGCCGATGCCCGCTGAAGTGCAGCAGAAAGAAGCCGCTAAACAGGCTGAATACCAGAAACAACAGGAATTTAAGAACACGCATTCGTATACGCAGCAGACAACGGACGCCGACCGCAAAAAGTTCAAGCAGTCAACAGACAAATTCTTAAGCGACGAAGCTCGGGCGAATGTAGCCGCGATTCCTACTACGCTGCAGAATGGGAAGTTCATCAAAACCAAGCATAAGAACAAATTTGAACAGGAGCTTGGCGAAGGCGGTGAGTCGTTCAAGAGATATTCAGGCATGGCATATGGGCTGATGAACTCGAGCGATAAAAGCCTCGCTACAAAAGCCCAGAATATCGCCGTGGCCGTAGCTAACGGGCAGATGGAGGGTAGCGAAGCCATTTCACTGCTCCGTAGCATGGATGCCATGGGGAAGGTCAAAGACTACACTGACCCCAAGAACGAGCCGCCCGCATTTACCAGTATCCACAACGATGCTATTCATGATTCTGGCGTATTCAAAGCGTCCTCTTTATCACAGTCTATAAAAAATGCAATCAAGGAGTATACTGGTCCGGCCTATGCACAGATTAACGGCGTGCTTCGTACTGGCAAAAAGCTGGGCTCAAACAAGCAGAATGTAGTGAATAAGCTGAATGAGGCTTTCGCACAGCCTGAAGTCAAAGCAAAGGAAAATTTCACGGTCTACCGCGGGATTACTTCCTCGCAGCTGCAACACCTGGCCATGGGCAGCACGATGACAGACAAAGGCTTTGTATCAACGTCTTCCAGTGCTAACGAGGCAAAGAAGTTCGCAGGCGCTGACGGCGCATTGATGGAAATTCGCGTGAAGAAAGGCCAGCCCGCAATGTCGGTAAAAAACACGTCGGCTTTTCCTAGCGAGATGGAAGTTCTGCTTCCGGCGAACACGTCGTTCAAGGTAGTTGGGAAGAAGATTGGTCCTGAAGGTCGACCGGTGCTGATTGTGGACTACGTCCCACCTGCGAATCTGGCGAAAGACCGAGCGTTGACTTATCTGCAACGAGCTGGTTGGGTAAGTACGCCTAAAGATGATGCTCAGCGTCGCCGAGCCATTTTTGACGCACTGCACCGCATGTAACTAGTAGAAAGCGAACTTTTTCAACAGAGGAGGTCAAAATGTAACGCGCGCGCGTACATTATCAAAAGCAAGCAGGTGAACGTGGAGACTATATGCCGCATTCCTTTTTCAAACTAGCTCTTGACCGTAACTCCGTACGGAGTTTCGACAAGAACGGGTTTATGCACGTTGCAAGCTCGCACATCACTAAAGCCATGGTTTGTCCGTATCGGGGCGATGAAATTCCCGATTACAAAAATCTGGGACTCGATGCGGACAAAATCTACCATCTTTTGCGTGACCCTCAAGAACTCGAGAAGTCCGTGCCCACGTGGAAAAATCTGCCGCTCCACATCGAGCACACCGTGGACTTGGCTGATGACCCCCAACATGACACGCGAATTGGCACTGTGGGTTCCAACGTCAAATGGAACCCTCCCTTTATCGATGCCGACCTCGCCATATGGGATAAAGCCGCTATCGATGCAATCGAGGACGACGAGCTCCGCGAACTCTCATGTGCATATTTTTACGACCCAGAGCTCAAATCAGGCGAATATGAGGGCCAACATTACGACATCATCATGCGCAACATTCGAGGCAATCATGTTGCGCTGGTGGATAAAGGCCGTGCAGGCCCTCAAGTAATTGTGGCAGACGCCGCATTAAAACCTAAGTCGGCAGGTGAAACTATGGCAAAACGCAAAATCAACCGCAACAAACTTTTTGCTGCGTTTGACGCCAACCCCTTTATCGAGCGCGCGGAAGTTACCGCGGCTGACCTGCTTCGCGTCATCAATTGCGTCGAAGCTCAGGCTGAAGGCCTCAACCCGGCGGATCTCAATCTGCCGTGTCGACCTGATTCCTCGCTTGACGAAATCATCCGCGCGTGCATGCCGGGTGCTGATGAAGCGGTGCAAACGGCCGTGAAAACTTTGGTAAACGCATTTTCCGAAGCTCCCAAAAACGAGGAAAACACCACTATGGACGAAAAAGACCTCAAAAGCGCGATGGACGCTTGCGGCCTTGACGCCGAAGACCCCGCCACCTCCAAGGCGTTTGCCGAGGGCGTGAAGTACGGCGAGAAGGTGGAAAAGGACGAGCCCAAAAAGCTGGACAGCGAACACGAATCCGAGGGCATGAAGGAAGCCATGGACGCGTGCGGTCTGGATGCTGATGACCCCGTGGCCTCCAAGGCTTTCGCTGAGGGCGTCAAATACGGCGAAAAAGCCGAAAAAGACGAGCCCAAGAAGCTGGACAGCGAACACGAATCCGAGGGCGCCAAAGAAGCCATGGACGACGAGCCGGACTTCAGCGGCAAGTCTCCCGAAGAAATCTTCGCCATGGGCGTCGACTATGGCAAGAAACACGCGGCGGCTGCCGACGCGGACGACGACAAAGTCGACCCCGAGGCCGTGGAAGTTGTGGAAGCTGCCATGGACCGCGCTCTTGCTCGCAAGGGCGTCAGCGGTAAGCAGCTCGAACGTCGCATTATGGCGAAAGTGCGTGGTCTTTACGCGGCGGCTGCTGATGTCGCTCCTGAGGTCGGCCAGCTCGATCCCATGGCGTTTGACTCTGCCGACGGCATCTATGGGTACGCTCTCAAGCAGCTTGGCATTTCCCTGCGTGGAACTCCCGCCAGCGCTTACAAGAGCGTGTTCAGCGCCCTCAAGCAGCAGAAGGAAAATTCCATCATCGCGATGGACAAGGCCCTCCAGTCTCGAGCTTCCACCTTCGATGGTAAGTTCAAGGGCCTCAACACCATCAAAATTTCCTAAAAGGAGGCCGTAAATGGGCCTGCAGAAGCAAGTCAATCTTTATCGCGCCGCCGGCGTGCAAGGTGACAAAGCGACTCCCAACCAGTCCATCTACTTTCCCAAGCAGATGGTCGCTGAAGGCGCTGTTACGGTTGGCACCTTCGTTTTCTACGGCACTGACGCCAGCAAACAGGCTTCCAACTCCAAGACTGGTGGCACTGCGGCTGACATCATTGGCTTCGTTGAGCGCGTCATTAACTACGCGAACTACGACGTCACCAGCAAAGGCACCCTCATTGTCCCCAACAAGTCCACCCTCACCATCGCCATGTGCGGCGATTACTGGGCGACTGCCACGACTGCCGCTACTCCTCGCCAGAAGGTTTTCGTGAATCCCACCACTGGTGCGATTTCCACCGCCGCAGCCGGTGAAACCGTGAAAGATGCCGTCAAAACTCCGTGGACTGTCATTCAGGGCGGTGAAGCTGGTACTCCCATCCTCATCAGCAACTGGACCCACGTCAACGTGGCCGCTGCCAAAGCTACTGAATAAAGGATAAAATCATGCCTAAACCGTCTTTTCAGCAAGCTGCCGCGCTTGGGTTCGTGTTCCCGGGCGCTCGTGAGTGGATTGATAACAACGTGGCTCGGCTGGCACAGGACGCCGCTCTTGTGACCACGGCCAACACGACCGTCCCTGTCGAGTTCACGGCGTATATCGACCCGCTGGTTGTGGAAATCCTGACTGCGCCCCTTAACGCCCGCCAAGTCTTCAACGAAGAAAAGAAGGGCGATTGGACCACCAGCTATGACAAGTGGCGCAGCGATGAAATTGTTGGTCAGTCCGAGCCCTACAGCGATTTCGCGAACGGCACGACCTCTGGGATTAACTCCCAGTGGATGGCTCGCGAGCAGTATCGCTTCCAGACCTCCATTTCCTATGGCGATTTGGAAGTCGACCTGTCCGCCACGGCGAAAATCAACCTCGCCGCCAGCAAGCAGCGCTCGGCTGCGACGATTCTCGATATTGACAGCAACAAGTTCTATCTGCTTGGTGTTGAGGGCCATGAAATTTACGGCATTCTCAACGACCCCAACCTGCCCGCCTCCATCGTTGCGGCGGAGACCGGTGAAGGTTCGTCCAGGAAGTGGAGCGCCAAGACGACTCGCCAGATTTACGAAGACATCCTCTCGCTCTTCCAGCAGCTGGCGAAACAGTCTCAGGGCCGCATCACCAACCGTGACGCGCTCAAGCTGTGCGTCAGCCCTGAGATGAATGTTATGCTCGGCCGCGCGACTGATTTCAACGTGTCCGTGTTGACGATGCTCCAGTCGTACTTCACTGGCGCGTTCGAAATCGTCGTTCTGCCTGAGCTGGCATCCATGACCGCCGGCGAAACGGTGTTCATGATCGCCCCTGAAGTGGCTGGAACTCCCACCGGTGTGCTCGCGTTTGGTGAAAAAATCCGCGCTGGCCGCCTCATTCCCGCTGAATCCAGCCTCCGGCAGAAGTTCGTCGCCACCACCTACGGCGGTATCGTTCTTCAGCCCTTCGCGTTCGCCTCTATGACTGGTATGTAAACCAGTCGGCACGAATGGGGAGTTCTCGCGCTCCCCATTCCCAAATTTCCAAAGGAGCACTTTCAATGGCAGTCATTTCCAAAAATCAAGCTGAGCTGTCTGGGCAATCGCGCGTTGTTCGCACGTCCGCCAGCAATGGGTCCTCTGGTGTTGCTGGCGGCTCTACTCCTTCCCCCACTACCGCCGCGCCGCTTACTGTCGCGCCCGAAACGCCCGGGAACGTTTCGCACGTTGACCAAACGGTGATGGTCGCGCTCAACCGCGCGATTGGGCTCAGCTTTAAAATGCCTGATGGCCGTGACGTCGTAATCAATGGCTCCGGCCATCAGTTGGCAGGCCAGCAAATGGGTAAGCTGCCCGTTGGACAGTACGGGCTCACTATGGTGGCCGCGAGTGACTGGGAATACATCGCGAAGACCTACGGCCAGATGGACTTGTTCAAAAATGGCCTCATCTTTGCCGCCAACTCCGCGCATGACGCCGAGGGCGAAGCGAGAAATCGCGTGTCTTTGCGCCATGGGTTAGAACCCGTAAATCCCACGCGCACCAACACCAAGCCCGAGTGAGGTCGATATGGCTGTGGTACCGTATAATCAAGAGAAATTTCTGAATGTCTATCCTGCTATCAAGACACAGTACCTTGATGGTAAGCTGACCGAGGCGCAACTTCAATATTGCTTCCAGTTGGCTGGGCTATTTCTCGATAATACGGACTCCAGCCGTGTCCCTTACGACCCAAAAACTGGTATTGAAACGCGTGAAATCCTTATCTTTCTGCTGATGTGTCATATTGTAACAATGGCGCTTTGGCCACTTGGTCAAAGCGGCCCTATCGCGTCCGCATCGCAGGGCTCAGTCTCTACCTCGTTCCAAAGCCCTCAAGGCCAGGGTCCCGAGTGGTTCAAGCTGACGCCATGCGGCCAAACCTTTTGGCAGGCGATGCGCAAATATTCCATTGGCGGCAGGTACTATTCTTTTCACGAATACCATCCATGGGGTTGATATGGCTACGCAAGCGGTTGTGGTCGGCGGTCATAAGTGGAAGAAGATATTCCAGCGAATTGCGGACGAGCGCGTCAAGCTGGAGGTTGGCGTGCTCGAGGGCAAAACCAACTCTGTGACCAACGACCCAATCGCGGCGTACGCCTTCTTCAACGAGTATGGTACGGACACCATACCAGCACGCCCAGCATTCCACCAGACGATTGACGACAACGAATCCAAATGGCGGAATGGCGTGCAGAACGCGCTCAAGAACAAAATGGTAGATGGTGGGGTTGTACGGAAGACCATCAACCAACTTGGTGCTGTCGTACGTGACGACATAAAAGAAAAAATTTCCTCGAATATGCCGCCCAAGAACGCGGAATCTACGCGTCGACATAAGGCGGTTGACGCCGGCACACTTGTCTGGACAGGTTCCTATCTCAAAAGCATTGATTATAAGGTGACGTGATGCTCAACCTGCATGACATCGTGAGAACTTCCATCGTCGCCAACCATCCAGACGAAATGGTATGGCGGTATAGGTCTACTGGCCAGATGAACCTTGCGGGCAAAATCGTGCCCACATATGCCGAACCCGTCCAGCTGCAAGCTCAAATCCAGAGCGAAGGCGACGCGGCTCTCTATCACTCGAACAGGGCAGATGAAAACAGCAACACCAAAGCCTTCTACTTGTACACTTCTTTTAATATGGAAGAACGGGTGGCCGGTATCATCAGACCGTTAGGCCGCAATGGTGATATGTTTTACAGGCCGTCTGAAGGCACTTGGTGGTTGGTCGTTGCCATCGTTGAAGATTTCAGCGACGTCGGTTGGTCGAAAGTTCGGTGTACACTCCAAGTGAATAAGCCCGCGGGGGTAAACGATGTTCCAACCGCTTGACTTTAACCAGCCTGACGTCTTGACCGCCTTTCACGCGTTCTTGACCACCTACATGGCGAATCTTGTGCACCCAAGCAACATTATTCGAGGCTGGGAAAATCGTAGCTCTCTGCCGCCTAATGAGAACAATTACATCATTTATTCGTTAAGCGGGGCGACGAGAGTTGGGACGAATGCGCGTTCAGAGGTGGACGAGAATGGGAAGTTCACCATGTCCACCATGTTTGAAGGACGCGTTCAAATTGACTTTTGCTCAGATACCGACGAGTCGAGAACTTGGGCCGCCTACTGCGACAGCGTTTTGCGCTCGCCAGTGGGCCCTGCGTTTTTTAAGGACTACGGGTTTTCCACCTTGTACTCGGAGGACTTGCAGTCGATAGAGTACACTGATGGAGCTGACCAGTACCTCAAGCGAACAGTTCTCACCGTCCACATTTGTTACACGCTCAAATCAACCTTCGGCGTAGAGTATGCTGAAAACGTGGCGCTCGCCAAGGTTGAAAACGTGGATGCTCACCACAAACCTTAAGAGGGCGCAAAATGACGATTGCCGCATCCAACATTGTTAAAATCGAACCTCGTGTAATCGGCGCGGGGCGTTCTGAGCTCGAGCTTAACGGCTTGCTCATCACGCCCGTTGACCCGACCACGGAACAGCTGGCCTTCCCCAGCGGGCTGATGGAGTTTACGTCCGCCGCTGCTGTGGGCGAGGTGTTTGGTACGACATCCCCCACGTATATGTTCGCGACCCAGTATTTCAATGGGTATGTGAACAAATTCTCTTCGCCCAAGGCTCTGTTTGTGGCCGCGTGGGCGAAGACTGTGCAGGCGGGTTATGTCCTCTCCGCGTCGAATCCTTCCACGCTGGCGCAATTGAAGGCCATCACTGCCGGCAAAATGAACTTCACCGTTGACGGCGCCAAGAAGACCGTGACTGGCATCAATCTCGCCGGCGCTATTTCCATGGCGCAGGTGTGCGCTTTGGTGGCCGCCGACGCTGAAGGGTGGACATTGACCTACAATGGGGCGAGCCAACGTTTCATGCTCAAGTCTGAGACCACCGGCGTTGAAAGTTCTGTGGTGATGGACGAGCAGGAAGACGATGGCACGAACCTCGCCTACGCGCTTGGGCTGATGCCCTTGCAGGGCGCATTGACGTCTGCTGGCGTCGCCGTAGAATCCGCTGGTGACGTGATTGCCAGAGTGCTGGAACACTCGCAAAACTGGGTCACCTTCACCTTCAGCGAACCGTCCGACACTGCTGATGGTGAATCTACCATTGGCGAAACGGCCTCCGCTTGGGCTGCACAGAACTACGGGTTCGTGTACGTCGGTTATTCCGACAACGAAGCGCTGGCCACAGCTGAATCCGATACCGACATCATCAGCAAGATGGCCGTGAACGACAACACGGCTTTCGTGTATGGTGATACAAAGTATGCCGCGTTCCTCATGGGTTCTATCGCGTCCGTCGACTGGAATCGTGAAAACGGCGCCATTACGTATGCGTTCAAGTCTGGCGTGGGGCTGGCGGCGACGGTGACGACGGAAGTTATGGCGAATTTCCTCGAGAACCGCAACGCCAACTTCTATGGCAACTATGCTACCCGTAATGCCGAGTTTGACTTCTTCTATCCCGGCCGTCTGCTGAACTCGAACTACGTGTTCATCGACCCGCTCATTAACTCCATTTGGCTGAACAACGCGCTGCAAGTCGCCATTATGAACGGCCTCACTGTCGCGCCTCGTGTTCCTTATACCGATGGCGGATATACACGGATTCGTTCGTGGATGATGGATCCCGTCAATCGCGCTCGTACCAACGGCACTATTGAAGCTGGCGTGAATCTGTCCGACGCCCAAAAAGCCGAAGTGATGGCAGAGGCCGGGATGGACATTTCCGAAGAATTGTTTACTGCTGGTTATTTCTTGCAGATTACTGACCCGGGCGCTCAAGCTCGAGTTAACCGCGAAACGCCTGTAATCTCGCTCTGGTATACTTACGGCGGAGCTGTTCAGCGTATCACCGTAGCTAGTACGGCAATTCTCTAATCGTAAGGATTCGACATGGCTGATTTTGATATTACTTCCACTAATGCGACTGGTGTGCTTGTCGTAGACCAGCTTTTCCCCGCCGGTATTGAGCTGGAAATGTTTGGAACTGACCAATCTGTGGTGCAGGACAGCGTGCAGGTTGCTGAAACGCGCATGTCTGTGGACGGCAAAATGGTGGCCGGTTATCTGCCAGCCATCTTCCCCGTGACTATCACGCTTGAAGCGCCTTCGCGTACTACTAAGAGTTTTGGCACTCTGTATTCTGCGATGGCGACGAATAAGACTATTTACGAGTGCTCGCTGACATTCACTGTGCCGTCAATTGGCAAAATCTACACGTGGTCGAAAGGCGTACTCCATGACGGCGTGCCATTCCCTTCCAATAAGAAGGTGTTGGACCCGACGACGTGGGTTTTTCACTTTGAGCGGCTTGACATTGCCTCATTCTAAGGGTCCCAGCCAGTAAACCAGCTAAGAGCTCGAATTTTTACGGGTAGCCGAAAAATTCGAGCTCTTAAAACTCATTTTAAGGCCTTGAAAAGAATTTTGTGGGTTAATACTCGCGACCGCAATTTCAACGAGTTTTATAAGAAAGTCTAATAATACGGAGCACTTATGCGTAAATCCATCACCGTGTCCATCGACGACCGCGGGAAGCAGCTGCAATTCAGAATCACGGAGATGCCGGCCACCAAATTGGAGCGCTGGCTTACTCGCGCCTTGTTGCTTATTGCGGCAGCGAATAAGGGCGAAGCCGATGGCGGCGTAGATTTGCAAGCCGCAGCGAGCCACTTGGCTTCTCAAGGTCTGCGTGCTCTTGCCAACGTTCGATATGAAGACGCTGAACCGTTGCTGGAGGAAATGCTGAACTGCTGCACCCGCATTGATGCTGGCGTTGACCAGAAGTGCACGTCCGATTCCGTAGATGGTTACATTGAGGATGTGCAGACGCTATTCAAGTTGCGGATGGAGGCTATGAAGCTCAACCTCAGTTTTTTTACCGAAAGCCCGTCGACCTCCCAAAGCAACGACAATACGCTCAAGCTCAAGGTTCCGGCATCAAAGGCTTAGCTGAATACGCGAATGTCACCAATGTGGTTGGAACGTTGGTAGCTAGGCAAATGGCGACCCTACACGAGCTCCAAACCGTATACAGTTATACGGACGCCTTGGATATTTTCGAAACAATCCAAGTGGCTGATTATAATAAGTGGGTCGTCGACGACTTCCACCAGCAAGAAGCCAAGCGCAAGCACAAAATCAAGTAAAAGAAAAGGCCGCGAGCTCATCACTCGCGGCCTCTTCGCATTCTAGTAAATACGCTTGCTGCCTTGCCATGAAAATTCGTATTGCCTCATCAAGCCGTCGCTCGTGCGCACGTTCATCATGTAGACGCCCTGTTTGTCATTTTTGGTAAGCGATTCAGTCATTTGGAGCAATGACTGTTTAATCGCCTCTTCAAGTAGGTCCTTCAAAGTGACGCCGCAAAAGAACACAGGCGTCATCCCATCAGGCTCGCGAACGATTGACATACGCACAATAAGCGCTTCTCTGATTTCCACTTTGTCCATTAAGCAACCTCCGCGTACCAAGTGAAGTCGATGGCGGGGATGTCAACGGCCACCGTCCACGGGTAATCCGTGATGATGCGGTTGTGCGCGTCAGGCGAGCTGTAAGCGCGGCGAGCGTTGCGCACGTGGTTGACGGCCTGCTGACAGATGAAGTCCTTGTCAGAGACTTCAGAGTCAAACGACACGTCAGTGATGGGCTCGTAAACGGTGTCGCCATCAGCGAGGTCGATGGTGATGTAAACGGCGACGTAAACCTTCTGTACGTTCATGATATTCCTCCAAGTTGTTCGTTGATTTCTTTATGCCATAAGCCAATGGTGATGTAAACGGGTTTTCAGCTGGAAAACGAATATTTTTTCAATTTATCCTCTCGGGCGGTAACCCTTATATAATGAATTCAAGTTGTTCTTCCGGCGAGGGTGAAAGGGTTGAAGAGAAAAAGGCTGTATGTTAATCATACAGCCTTTCTTCTTATGTGTTACTTCACAGTAACCAACTGTTCAATGTACATATCATCTTCTAACACATCACTGTAGAGCTTTAAAGACAACGTTTGCTTAGGCATGACGCCATGCTTCATCTTCATTTCTAAGTTCTTGGCTAAGCCTTTGAGAACAAACCTACAATTAGTTTCGTTGAATACTTGGTATTCAAGCGTACACGTTGGTTCACAACCCTTGTAAAAGAAGTTGTGCAGTTCAACAGGTTCACCCATGCCATCACTAATGGTAACAACTGCCAACATAGTATACCTACCTTTGTTTGATTTCTCTATTCACTTGTAGCAACCATTTGTTAAAGACAGTATGCACCAACCAAATGAACTTGTAAATAGCTTTTGGGCGATTTTATGAAAAAATTTTTCTAGGAGCCACCCATGGCGATTATTGATTCCTTCAAAATTCTCTTCGGCGTTGACCCGTCAGGCGTCGCCAAGGGTATGGCGCAAGCAGAGAATCGAATCAAATCAGGCGTTCAGAACATCATATCGAATGTTCTCGCGCCATTGACTGGTGCTCTGGCAATCGGGAACGCTTTCAATAACTTCATCAGTCAAGCCGACAAGCTAGGACTTCTCGCTGACAAGCTGGGCATGGACGTCGCGGAAATTGACGCATGGTCAGCTGCGGTAGAGAATGCTGGTGGGTCGGCTGAAGCATTTCAAGGGACTCTCAAGAGCTTCAGCGATAACCTGCGCAACGCAGCCCTCGTCGGCGGCGGAGCTGGTGTCGAGTGGCTCTATTATATGGGAATCAGCGCGGTCAACGCTGAGGGCAAGCTCAAGAATTTGACCGAAGTGCTCCCAGACTTGGCGGACAAAGTGGCCGGCATGTCGAAGATGAAGAGCACGTATATCCTCCAGCAGCTGGGGCTTGACGAAGGCACCATTAGGCTGGTCCAGAAGGGCAGGAAGTCCGTTGAGGAGTTGGTTGGGGCGATGAAGCTCTTCGCCTACTCCAAGAAGGACGCTGAAACTGCCCGCGAATTCAATTCGGCGATGAACCTGCTGGGAAAAGGTACGCAGTCTGTAGCCAACCTCATCTTCGCACAGCTCACGCCAGTGGTCACACAACTGGCAAATGAGTTTGTAAAGTTCATCGTCTTCCTCCGAGAACACGAGAATTTCGTCATCGCCTTCTTTGGCGTCCTTGTTGCTCTCTCCCTCAAGTTCCTAGCTGCGTGGCTCATGAACCCGGTAGTTGCCGCCATTATGGCGATTATCGCGGTTGCTGCTTTGCTCGCCGGTATTATTGATGACCTCATTGCCTATATGAACGGCGGAGGCTCTGCTCTTGAAGACCTGTGGAGTATCTTCGGGACAGGCGAAGAAATTGCCGCGCGTCTTAATGCAGCGTGGGAAGGCCTGAAGGCGACGGGCAAAGCCTTATGGGACGGGCTGACGGAAGAAGTTTCGCGCTTCGCCAGCTTCTTTGAACCAGCCTTGAAGCCCATCATCGGCGTATTTACGAGCATCTTCCAGCTCATTGGCAATATTATGGACGGCGAATGGCGTAAGGCTGGTGAATCCTTACGCAACGTCTTTAATAACGCCCTTGAAGCAGTGAAGAATATGTTCAAGGGCGCCGTGGATTACGTCCTTGACCTGCTTAACCGCATTTGGGACTGGTTCGATAATCTCGATTTCGGCAGTATCTGGGAGGGCATTAAGGAGTTTGCTGGCGGGTTCTTTGGCGATGACGATGAGGAAGCCAAGGAAAAAGCCAAGGTTAAGCCGACGGACAAGAGCCCGCTGAACAACAATCCCGCATTCGAAAATCCCTATGCCATGGGATACGACGGGCGTGGGAATCCAGTGACTGAAGCCCGCAAGGGACAGGCGTTGTTACCTCCCCAAGTTGTTGCGCCAGCCCCTACGCTGGCCTCAGCTGCTCTACCCACTATTTCCGCCATGCAGCATGCGTCAGCGCCCGCTCAAGCTCAAACGCAGCCTTCAGCGCTCGCATATAAGCCCGTAGCGCCAAACAACACGAAGGTTGATTCCACGCTCAACGTGGGCACCTTCAACGTGTACACAAACGCGACGAATGCCGATGGTACGTTTAACGACGCGGCCTCCTCATTCTCCAACCAGTTTGGCGGTATGATGTATCCCGCTCTCTCGGGGGTAAATACCAAATGAGCCAATTGACCGTGCTTAATTCCAACTCTAGCGCCGATTCCAACTCGAACGCCATCAACACGGGTTCTGAGTGGGCTATCGTAGCGCGGAACAAAGGGCTGTCAGTACAATTTGACGGCATCATGGACATTGACGTCAAGAACGAGTCGAAAGTGCTGACGTCACCCATTGAAAAGAGCAGCTTCGCCGCCTACAATAAGGTGGAAACGCCGCTGGACGTGGTGATAACTGGGGCTTCTCAGCAAGACGGCGCGACGCAATCCGCCATTCTCGACTCGCTCAACAAGTTGGTATCCGGCGCTGAACTGGTGGACATCGTGACGCCGACGGCCGTGTATCTCAAGATGACGCTCGAGTCCTACAGCTATAAGCGAACGGCCACAGACGGCGCGTCGTTGCTTGTGGTGGAACTCCACGCCATTGAAGTGCGTGAGGTGGAGACAACGCGAGTAACCAAAACCAAGCGAGCGTCGTCTGCCAAGACGCAAAAGACTGGGCAGACGCAGACGAAGAAGCCGAGCAACTCCGCGTTCTTTGACGCCAACGGTGGGAAAAAGCTCAATCTTGGAGGGCTGGTCTGATGCAAGAAATTCCGATTCGAGCTTTGCCGCGTCAGGAATTCAACGTTCTGCTGGACGACCAGCAGTGCACAATCCTCCTCTATCAGCGCGGCCTGTATATGTACATGGACCTCACCGTTAATGGTAAGTTAGTCACTGCCGGCGCAATCTGCCTTGACGGCGCGAATCTTGTCCAGTATCCCACTACCAAGTTCAAGGGCTCGCTCCATTTCGCCGATAGCCTTGGTACTGACCCGCCGCAGTACGCGGAGTTGAACACGCGTTTCTTCCTGTTGTACTTGTCCGAGAACGAAGAAAAACCCGAGTGGATGAAGTACTGATATGGCAGTTAGTTACACCAAGAAAGCCTTGCAAATCGATATCGAGCTCAACAATGGCCTCACAAAGTCTTTTACGGGCTTGGCTTGCAAGGTGAGCGTGCAGAAATTAGGGCTGCCAGATAAAAATAAGGCGTCAATTTCCATCATGGGCCTGTCCTATGATGACATGGCGGCGGCTACAACCATCGCCCAACAGCCGTTCATGTTCGCCCGCAACCATATCGCCATATGGGCAGGCGAACAAGGGCAGTCATTGACGCGTATTTTTTCTGGCAATATTTCCAGCGCGTGGGCTGATTTCAACACGGTCCCAGACCCAACCATGAAAATTGAGGCCATGACTGGCGGTTTTGCCAGTCTCATGTCTCAGGCTCCAATGGCCACGAGCGGCGAAACCAAGGCCGCAGACGTGGTGCAACAGATGGCGGCGACGTCAGGATTCTCATTTAAGAATCAGGGCGTTGATTCCGCGTTGTCGAATACGGTCTTGAGTGGTTCGCCGATTGAGAAGGCGAAAGCTGCGGCGGACCAAGTCGGCGCGGACCTCATCATTGACGACGAAGAAATGATACTCCTGCCGAAGGGAGAAACCCGCCAGACGGCAGGCGGAACGGTCCTCGTCTCGCCAACCACTGGTATGATAGGTTACCCAACGTTCGGCAACATGACCCTGAGTTTTAAGTGTTTCTTCAATCCCAACATCCAACGCGGCGGCCTTGTGCAGGTAGAGTCTATCGTGCCGAAGGCTTCTGGCGAGTGGCGGGTTTCCAAAGTGACGCATAACCTCACGGCGTATGACCCAAAAGGCGGCCCGTGGGAAACTGTAGTGGAAGGAACTTATGGCTGGAGATTCCTCAGTGGTATACAGTAACCAAGACCTTGATACTAATTCTTCGCCCTATAACCAGCTCAAATTCATCATAGAGAATACGGTCAAGGGAATGCTGAACACGGCTATCCCGGTTATCGTGGACTCGTGCACAGCTCCGGGACCAACTGGCGGAGCGGGCTATGTGTCATGCACGCCGCTGGTGATGCAGCGAGGGTCAGACGGCAACGCTCTGCCGCAAGTATCTCTCCCCAAGTTGCCATTTTACCGTGCGCAATGTGGTACGGCTGCAATCGTCATGGACCCCAAACCGGGCGATATAGGCTTGGCGATTTTCGCTCAGCAGGATTCGTCTAAGGTTCAAGAGGGCACTTCGCAGCCCTCAACACCGGGTTCCTACCGGACGTTCTCTATGTCTGACGGCTTTTATCTGGGCGGGTTCGTAAACGCGGCTCCTGAGACCTTCATCCACCTGAACGATGAAAAGCGCGAAATCACCATAACAGGGCCTGATAAAGTTGCTGTCAACACTAAAATGGTTGAAGTGAATGCGAGCGACAAAATCGCGCTTAATACGCCTTTGGTCGAGCTGTCTGGCCGTCTGGTCCAGACTGGCGCCGATGCTGGTTCTGGTTCGGGTGCCGAGTTCAAGAACGGCTTGACCAACACCGGCGGCTCCATCACGTCTAACGGCATCGTTCTTGAATCGCATGTCCACACGGGCGTTGAGTCTGGCAGTAGCACAACTGGGGGTCCCCAATGAGCCACACGAACTACTCTTTCATGTTGAATGACAAGTGGGACATCAGTTGTAATGACGTCGGTCAAATCAACATCGCTACTGGCGATTACTGCGTCGCCCAAAATGTCGCCAACGAAATCCGGTGTTTCGAGGGCGACTTGGTGTTTGACACAGAACATGGTATTCCATGGTTCGACGTCCAGCTTGCCAAGCCAATCATCGCCGTACTCGCATCGACCTATATGCGCGACGCGGCTTCTCAAGTGGATGGCGTGGAGCAGGTTACGGCTGTTGATGTGAACACTGCGAACTTCGACCATACCACCAGACAGCTGTCTGGTTCCATCGAATTTACGACCACCACCCAAACTCCGATTATCGTCGAACTCTAAGGCGGGCGTATGTCTCAAACCCATATTTCCTTTGATGACGAGCTCGGCTTGCAAGTTCCTGCAACAGAGGATATTCGCACCGCCGTTGCAGGCGACTGGCAAAAAGCGTTCAATCGAGGCGAGGGCTCTCCTCTTCTCGACGTCGAGCCTACTTCGCCAGCAGGCCAGCTTATTGACGCACTGACGGCAGAAATCGAAGCGAAAAATTCCGAGCTCCTCTACTTGGCGAATCAGCTGAACCCCAAGACGGCAGTTGACCGCTTCCAAGACGCGCTTGGGTATATCTACTTCCTCACGAGAAAAATCGCCGAAGCAACTGTGGTGACGTGCGAGGTTACCGGCCTCAATGGGACGGCCATCCCATACGGCGCCATCGTGCAGAGTACGGAAGGTTACAAGCTAACGTGCTTGTCGAGTGTTACTATCGGTTCTAGCGGCTCCGCAACCGCGTATTTTCAAGTGGCCGAACCTGGACCGATTGAAATTGCGGCACACTCAGTTACCCAGATTGTGACTGTTATTCCAGGCTGGTCCTCAGTAGACAACGACGAACCTGGGGCAACAGGGCGCTTAAAAGAAACACGTGCCGAATTTGAAGCCCGCCGATACGCTTCTGTGGCCAAAAACGCCCATGGAAGCGCTATTTCTATTTATGGGACAGTTGCCGATATTAATGGCGTCATTGATTGTCAAGTGCTAGAGAACACAGGTCCTAATTCCAAAGAAATGTATGGCGTTAACGTGGACGGCCACAGCATCGCCGTATGCGTATATGGCGGTCAAGACGACGACATTGCCGAAGCGATTTACACCAAAAAAGATGCGGGTTGCGGGACGTCTGGTAACACGACCATCCAGCATGTAGCATATGATTTTGCCAATGCCCTGTACGAGTACAAAATCTATCGGCCTGAGACTATAAGTTTTAACGTGCAGGTTGCAATCCCAAACGCGAGCGCGCTCAATAACAGCGTCAAGAACGCCGTCAAGAGTGCGGTGGTAACTGACTTCCTCGGCAAGTCTGAAATCAGCGGTAACTCGCGAGTCGGTCTTGCCTCGACAGTTTATGCCAGTCGCTTCTATGTCGCGGTTATGTCTACTGATGGCGTTTCGCAAATCAGTAATATCAAAATCGCGCTTGGGAATACCAATTACGCTGACTCGGTCGCTATCGACGCCGACCAAGAACCTGTTATAACTGAAGAAAACGTCACCATTGTGGAGGCTTAAATGGGCGCTCCTACATGGAAAAATATGGACGAAGTGGCCGATTTTCGTGAATTATATGACGTCGGCTCTCTTGCTTCCATTGCTATTCAAAGTCAGTACGCGGCCAGTCCTACCATGGTAAAGCTGGCAGGGTCCTTTCAGGATACCATGGATGCCTCCAGTGACCTGGATACAATTTACAATAGCCTGTTCTGGTTGCCGACGTGCACAGGTGTGGCTCTTGATTATTGGGGCGACATCGTCGCTATCAAGCGCCAGCTGAACACGTCCAGCGGCCAAATTGTATGGGATGACGAGACATACCGTTTTCTCATTCTCTACAAGGCCGTGGCGAATATCTCCGCAAGTGACGCAGCTTCAATCAACGACTTGCTTACTCGCTTGTTCGGCGAAGGCGTGTTTATTTACGACAAGCAGAACATGACGATTCGCGTCATAACGCTATTCTATGCCGACGACCAGCAGAGGGCGATTTTGACCAACTACGGCCTGTTGGCTCGTGGAGGGGGCGTAGGTTGGGAGTGGCTGCAAGTACGGCCTGAGGAAACTTTTGGCTTTGCCCATTCAGAACTTCAGCCGTTCAACCAAGGCGTGTTCTTGCCATACGACATTATTGAAGAATAAGGAGCAAAGTTTCTATGAAACCAACCTATCCCACGCAATGGTTACCATCGCCGTACGCCATCGATGGCGATAAGACAGTGCCTGTTGCCACCAACGCCTCACAAGGGCGGTTCGCAGCTGATATTGGGTTCCCACCAGAAACTCAGAAGCCGATAGCGCAGGGTGGTATTCCTCCACATCGTTGGGATTTCAATGGTGCATTGTACCAACTGTCTGCCATCTTGTTTTACTTCCAGTCTGGCGGCATGATTACGTGGTCGAAAGACATGCAGTATATCCCGCCGGCGATTGTGAATTACAACGACGTCTACTATGCCTGCATTAAAGAGAGTGGGACCGAGACCAGCGCCAAGAAAGCCGTACAACCGGGCACCGATGCTTCCTATTGGAAAAACTTGTTCGACTTCCTCGGTGACAAATCCGAAGCTGGTGGGATCGTCAGAGCGAACAACACCGTAACCTTGACTGGCGACGCAACCGGTAGCGGCAGATTCAATTCTGCCGGTGACGTGTCCGTTGCCGTAGATGTCAACGAAGCAGCCCAGACGCCCAAATGGAAAACCGCCCGTACTGTGGCCTTGACCGGTGACGTATCCGGTAATTTCTCCATAGACGGCACGCAGAATGTATCCTTCAATACTGTATGCTCTGTAACTGACAGACTTCGCTACTGGCGCGATATCACCTTGTCGGGCGCCGTTAGTGGAACGGCTTCATTTGATGGTAGTGGTAATGTGGTTATTCCTACTACGTTAAATTCTTCAGTGGCTGGCTCCATGGTGCCAAACTGGCTGGCTATTACAGGCCGGGCGCGCGATACTACTTTTACGGCGGAGAATAACGGTTACTTTTTAACCTACTATGGCGGTTCAAGCGCGGGCTACGTGTATATTAACGGCTGGCAGTCTCCATGGCTGCGTAATGGCGGTTCTGAGTATACAGTTACGTTCTGGCCGATAGGTAGAGGCGATACCTATAGTGCAGTTGGTGGGGGCTTTCAAAGTTTATATTGGATTCCATGCAAATAAATGGGGCGACTTATGGCCTACGATTTCAAATATATTCGCACGGGCACGGGCGAATTGTCCGGCCCGTCCATGATTTGGCAGACTGAGCAAGCCTTGACGCAAATTGGTACGTATGCTGATGAAGCGAACACCAAGGCTGATGAAGCTCTGGAGACGGCCAATACCGCACTCAATAAAGCCAACGAAGCAGCCGAAGCTGCCGAGCGAGCTCAGAATACGGCTGACGCAGCTCAAGCCGCCGCTAGTCATGCTCAAGATACCGCCGACGCTGCTCAGAGTGCCGCAGGCGACGCCCAAAATACGGCTAATGAAGCTCTTGAGGCCGCCCAAAAGGGCGTAGCTGATGCCGCAAAAGCTCAGACTGCCGCAGACAAAGCCCAGGCCTCGGCCGATGCTGCTCAAACCGCGGCCGATACCGCTCAGTTAACGGCAGACAGTGCTCAAAATGCCGCCGACAAAGCTCAGGGCACAGCTGATGCGGCCCAAAAGACCGCCACTATCGCCCTTGACACGGCCAATAACTCGCAAAGCTCAGCCAACGTCGCGCAAGATACAGCTGACAACGCCTTGTTAGTGTCCCAGTCTACGCAGCAAGCGTTTTATGAACATGTGCGCGAGTACACTACTCAGATTGCCCAGGCACTGGGAGAATTCGAAGCAGATAGCACTACGGTGGATTTTGACAACTTCACCAATCCTATCAAGCTGTACATTACGAGCCCAGACGCCTCTATTACAATATCCGATGGCCAGGTCAACGCCCCATTCTACCTGTGGAACTTTACGACGGACGATCGTTCGTCTACAGCCCAGTTTGTATACGCGGCGAACGGTCTCGAGTACAGCCGATACGGTACTATTGGGCAGGATAGCCTTATCCCCGGTACCGATACTTACACGCTCAAGAACAACTCGAAAAACGCCACCCTCACGTGTACGGGCGCCGCTAGTGGTATGTCTATCGCTAAGAGTGGGACTTTAGTCAACACGTGGACCGCCTCTGATACCCACCCTTCGTATATCCTTGGTACGTGGGTTATTACGGGTATCGCTAATGGAACAATCAACCTTAATGGCGTTACAATCGCCACTTTGTCTGATACTGGGTTCTATCCTACAGGACAACAGCTACAAGAAGACAACACCAGCTTCGTAATTGAAAATATGACTTATAGCGCTACCGACGGCCTGACCATCACGGCGGCGGTTCAGTGGCTGAATTTCGATAGTCAGATTACCTGGGACGGCTGGAAGGCCGGCTCAGGTTCAGGAGGCACAGTCGCCGCTGACGGCGTAACTATCAGATATAACTCGGCTAGTAACCTGCAGGCAAAGGATATCGCTATCAATGGTGATGAGAGTGACCTGGCGAGCGCGCGGGGAATATTTGACACCCTGACCAAGGGTTCCGTTGATTGTAATACGCTTACTAAGCAAGGCGTTTACGCTATTGCTCTCTCTGGAAGCGTAAACGGGCCGGGATTTTCAGCTAAACTGATCGTCTTCAATGACAAAAATGGCAAATTTGTTAACCAGATGGCCTTAGCTACCGGTGCAGGAACTTCTGATGCTATTCGTGTCGCATACAGATCAAAAAACAATAAAGGCGTCTGGTCTCCATGGTCTGAGGGGATTTTAAGCGAGCGCATCGGCGATGGCATCACTGTTTCCAACGGCATCATCTCCGTACCCGAATACGAAGGCGCGACGGCATCGAAGGCCGGGACAAGCGGCCTTGTTCCGCCCGCAGCCGCCAGCCAGCGGGAAAGCTTTTTGACCGGAGGCGGGGAGTACAAGCCCGCGCTCACGAAGATTTCTGACAGCGTGAGTCTGGCGGATTCGACAACGGCGGCGTCCGCGAAGGCCGTGAAGACAGCTTATGACTTGGCGAGCAGCAAACAACCGAACCTTGGTTTTACACCGATACAGCAAGGCGGCGGAACGGGGCAAGGTACCAATAAAGTCTACATAGGATGGGCTACTGACGCGAGTGGGCTCAAGGCGCAGGTTGACAGCACTAACCTTGGAAACATCGTAACAACAGCAGGGGGAACAATAAAGGCTCCACAAGCTGCGTTGGCTGACCGCGCGGAAGTCGCTAATAAGGCCACTTTAGCAGACAGAGCGAGCATAGCGAATAACGCTGACAAACTTAGTGTCTCAGGGTGGGGATATACATCTTGGAACAGCACTCCGTATATGGTATCACCTTTATATCTATGGTGTTTACCTGCTAGCGGATCTGACATGCAGCCTTGTAGTCCTTCGGTTCTCTCTGTCTTTTCAACAGAGGTCACTCCCAATGTTCGCGTTGGTACCGTTGGTTCAGTCCTCCCAGCCGGAGGAACTTGGAGGTGCATTATTTCAAGAAACGGCGATGGTGATATGTTTGATCTCGCTGGAGGCTCTATTGTACCGGTTAGTGGTGGTGGTGCATTTATGGCAATTAGGGTTGCTTAGAAGGATATGAACATGAATTACGAACAAATCATTCACCGAACCGCTGATGATTCCTATGTCATCACGAAAAACGGAATGCCCTACCACGTCTACCCATACGCCGCAGAATTCGCGGAAGAGTGGGACGCCGTGTTCGCATACGCCGAGGCGCACCCCGAATGCGTGACAGAAGAGCAACCTTACGTTGCGCCCACGCCGACACTCGATGAAGTGAAGGCCGCCAAACTCTCTGAAATCAATGCAGCAGCAGACAAGGCCATAGCTTCACTTACGGCGGCCTATCCCGACCGTGAAATCAGCACGTTCGACAAGCAGGAATCCGAGGCCCGCGCCTATGCCGCCAACCCTACGGCTTCAACGCCACTTCTTTCAGCCCTGGCACGGGCTCGTGGTATCGAACTTTCTGAGCTGGTACAGCGGGTCATCGCCAAAGCCGATATCTTAGCCATGGCGTCTGGTTCAATTATCGGTCAGCGTCAGGCTTTAGAAGACCGCCTTGATACGTGCACGACCATTGAAGACGTACAGGCTATTACCGTCAATATTGTCATGCCGGCCTAAGTTAGCCATCAGCGTAAACCTCAAAGCCAAGTTGCCCATCTAATGAAAAGCCCGCTCGTGAGAGCGGGCTTTTTTCGTGGCGCGAAGTCTACACTGCGATATTACGAGCCTCAGCGATGAGGCCAATGGCCGTAAGGCGTGTAATCATCATCTTCATCCTCATCACTGTCATTAGTGAAGTCATACTCACCGGCTACAGTGCGCGCCTCGAGCCCGCCCAAATCGCATGGCGAGTAATACGGATATATGAAGCCGTCAGCAATGTCACAATGCCCATCATCACCTTTATACGGGCACAGGCCCTCACTGTAGTAGCAACGAGTGGTGCGGCGCAAATGGAGCTCGTGCGCATAGTCCACGTAGTAGTTGACAGTGCAATTATCTTCTTGCACGCACACAGGAAAGATATGACATCTGCCATCATGCATCAACTTCAGCTCAGTCTCAGAAGGTGCCCAACGAATGACTTTTTTACCCTGAGGACGCCGGCCCTCCAAAAACCACAGACCATTGTGCCGTACTAACTTAACGCTAATATACAGGTCGAGTTCGTTTAGTCCCATTCGACGCCCTCCACTTCTTGGTCAAGGTCAACCATCAGCACGCCATCATCATCGACATAGGCCATGGCGTACAGCTTGCGCACGTTATCCAATAGCAGAATATCTTCTTCGCTCGCCGCGTGCTCGATGAAAATGCTCTTGTCTTCGTTGTACGCCAGCACAGATTCATTGTGCGGAAATTCGCTCAGCTGAATCTTAACAATAAACCAATCGGTCGCCATTGTTTACACTCCTTCCGCCTTAAGCTGTTGGTCATTCGCGCGAACGTCATTCATAAGCTGAGCGAGGTAAATCAACTTCTGCAGACCATTGGCGTACTTCATAATCGAGCTAGCCCAATACTTTTGCGGGCGCGTTTTAGGCTGGCAATAGTAAATGGTGTTGTAATTCATACCATTAGGTATAATACTGCGAGCGCCCAACATCGCACCAACGACGGCGCAATTGGTGTCCGTGTCGTAACCCAACTTAGTAACTTCGCCCATAATTTCTTCAAAGCTGGAACCAATACGCAGGCCAAAAGTGAAAGCGTGCCGCAGCGCATTCAGCACCCAACCGTGGCCGTCAAAGGGAATTTCGTCATTAATGGCCTGCATAACGCTTGGTACAATGAATGCTCGCTTGCAGAAGTCAAGCGTCAGTTCCTTAATGCGAGCGGGCTCATAGCCTTGCAGAGCGTAGTACAAACCGGCGATAAACGCATGGTTGGCGTCAATGCAAGTGCGCGAGCGATGTGTCAGCTCGGCATCCCAAGTAGCCAAGTCTTCGATGCGCGAGGCAATGCGGCCATTACGCGTGATTTGCGCGCCATAGTTGGATAAGAAGAACAGCGCGGCAACGGGTGCAACGCGCATAAGTGCACCGTTGCCTTGCGCATGCTCATTGATATCCATATAGATGCCAGTCTGTTGGAGTGCTGCAGCAACAGTAAGCCCACAATCGACAGGCCGCGAATAATACCAATCGCGATAGGCCGCCTTCATAGTCTTCGCGAAGTCGCCATGGTTTGTGACGTCCGCCATATCTTGACCGTGCAGCACGACTTCACGCGCGATTTCATACACCTGCCGAAGCAGCAGACTCATCATTTCAGAATCGTCGGTCAGCTGACCTTCCATAAGGTTATGCGGTCCGCCAGCAATTGGCGCAGTCAAACCATTGGGAAAGTCCTTCTGTACCGCTTCAGGCGTGCAGAACTCGCAACCTGCGCCGATTGCGTCACCCGCGATTAAACCAAGAATCATGCTTTCAATTCGAGCCATGTTGAGCCTCCTGCTGTAACATTTTGGCAACCAACTCATAAACGTAAGTCGCCTGTTCTTTGGTGGTGATATGGACGGTTCGCTTATCTTCAGTGCAAACAATGACAGGTTCGAACGCCTCAGAGGTCAATAACGCCTTATGGCATACGATGACAGTTCCAGCCTGCACGTACTTGATGAGGGGACCATCCAACTTCACCGTGTCACCAAAAGAAGTATACGCCATTAGCGAACCTTTGTAAATGCGTGTATGGCTGATTTTCAAAATAAAATATGTGTCAAACGGCGAGCATGCTGGGAATTCGGTCATTACCTCCATAAGATGGTGATGCGCAAATGAATCGCGTGAGCTGACGATAGCCCTCCCGTCATCCACCATCAACACGGAGTCGCATGCGTATACGAGGGGCAACATCAGATATCGCCCTCATTGCCGTTCTTCTTGATGATAGAAGAAATGTCACTCATGTCATTATCTTGATAAGTTTCAGGCAGAGCCTCGTTTCCGTAGTCATAATCAGTAACCGTAGCGCCAAGTTGCGTGGCCTTGACATCGGGACGTTGAGGGCACTTATTGCACTGGCGATACGCTCCGCACAAGCTCTTGGCGAACGTGGCAGACAAGCGCCTGCAATAAATCAGCTGGTCGGCATTACGCTGCTTCCATTCATCAGCGCTCTCAAACGTGGCCATCTTGTGCCGCTTCTCAGTCTCTGGGTTTTTGAGCACGACAAGCTCGCCAGCTTCATTCTTGAACACCTGCATATCTCGCTTGATGCGCGCGTTGCTGACTATACGCTCGCGCTCTTTTTGTACCGACTCGGAATCGACCCACGTATTTTGTCCCCATAGGTTGGTAGGATAGACGCTCTGGCCTTTTTCCTTTTGCTGCTCTGCAACCTTGGCACTCTCCGCGCGCTCAGCTTCCTTCTTCTTTGCCTCCATAAGCGGCTTGTCAATGGTCATGGTTTGGAGCTTGTTGCGGAAGTGGTTCATGCTGCGCATGCGATAGTTCTTACGCAGCATAGACTTTTCTTTACACTCATCCGAGCACCAGTCGTCAATAGGGTCGTCAGTGATGAACATTTCGCCGCATACTTTACAATATTTAATCATCAGGATTCTCCTCAATTTCCTCGTTCAACAGTCCTAAAAACAGCTGCTGCAGGTTTTCATTCGCTTGGAGCGAGGCCAAAATACGCGTATCAATGGTGCCATCAGCAACGATATGGTCTATAACGCACGTCTTGGTTTGTCCCATTCGCTGAAGGCGCCCGTTAAGTTGCTGGTATGTTTCCAAACTCCACTCGAGGCCTAACCAGATGATATGGTAGCCGCCGAATTGCATGTTCAGCCCATGGCTCAACGACCGAGGGTGGACGACGAGCAATGGTACTTGTCGTTTGTTCCAAGCAGAAATTATCCGCGCGGATTCGCCTGCAGGAGTTCCGCCAATGATGACCTTGGCATATGGAAATTTCTCCATAATGGCTTCCAGCTCGCTGCGGAACTGGATGCACACGATGACTGGTTCACCATCCAAAGCCTCGAGCTTTTCAGCCAAAGCGTCCAGCTTAGCGTGGTTATCCACCAGCACGTTACGCTTCTTGTCATAAACGCCACCTTGCAGCAGCTGACGAACTTTAATCGCCGCCGCTCCACGCCCGTTTACGGCCACCTGAGACCCGCGAATTTCCGTTACGAGGCCCTTCAGCAGCTGCTTATAGCGCAGCATTGTCTCCTTTGGCAATTTCACCAATGAGCGCGTGTAGACAGGCTCGTTCAACTCCAAGTAGTCGCGCGCGTTTAATCTGAACGTCAGCGGCGCAACTTTTGGAGCAATATCATCAACGGCGTTCGGCTTTGGTATGAACGCGAATTTGACATTGGGGTGCTTATCGCAGTAACGCTTTCTGAAGGTTGTAATATTCTCGCCTAAAGCCGCGCCTTCATCCAGCATATAATACTGCGGCCACAGGCCTTGTATATGATTCCCTATGGGCGACCCAGACAAGCAGTAAATCCGCTTGAACACAGGGCGCATGGCGAATAGCAGCTGTGTGCGAACAGAGCTGTGCCCTTTGAGAAACGTCGATTCGTCAAGCACCAAAGTCCCGTGCACGAATCGCTTAATCAGTGCTGGCGACTGCTTGTTGAGCCACTTCAGCCCTTCATAGTTGATAATGTACACATGGTGATGCTCACGCGCAACCAATTGGCGTGTGTCCCCATGCAGCACCTTGAAAGTCAAGTCTGGCCGCCACTTCTGAAGCTCCTCTGGCCATGTAATAGTGGCGACGCGAAGCGGAGCAACCACAAGTGTGACCTCTTTCTCATTCAGCAGGTGGCATAGTATGGCGGTCTTGCCCAGTCCCATGTCAATGGCAAAGAAGCCCTTGTCATGCTCACGGCCCCAAGCTATGGCGCGCTTTTGATATTCTCGCAGTTGAACCATCTACTTCACCAGCATCAGGATATAGTCAATAACGGCCCAACTTGCATAAAAACTTAAGGCCATAAAAGTTATCCAAATAGCTCGTTCCCACTTGCTACCTGATAAAGTCACGAGTACACATCCGACCGAGCCATAAAACGTGCCGCATATGATCAAGCAGGCGAAAAAAGCGATCCAATCGCGTAAATCCATGAGGTCCTCCTTTGCTATGCCTGCTTTACCAACGCTATGATAAAGTCGACTACGACATAGCCCGAATAAAAACCTATGACGGTGAACACAATCCCTATAAATCGATCCCACCAACTGCATGACAGCGCTAATAGCATGCTGCAAACGGTGTAGTAAAACGTGATACATGCGAGCAAGCAGGCGAAAAAGGTCACCCATTCGCCTATTTCCATACGTTCCTCCTTTGTCGTAAGTCCTTGTTATTCTTAAAGATGCCTCATTTTATCATGTTTTCCGCTTGCTGTATACGCCAAATGCGGGCCAATTTATATACTCTAACTAGCTGTAATAACTGGCGATTCTATAAAACTCGTTTTAACACGATTTTCTGAAGACGTGAGCATTTATATACGAATTGAATTTCATAGGCCTTAAATCGAGTTTTAAGGCCTCGTTATTTTCGCTCCACCCGTAAAAATATGAGAATCGCCGCTTGAACCCAAGCGGCGATTCTGTTTTATCACACAAATGTCAGGTAGGAGCCTACCAATGACCCGATGCCAAAAGCTATCAGGATTTTTCCAATCAATCGTCGTCCCAAGTAGCCGCCATACTCGTACATCAGCAACCCGCCAACTATCATCGTTAGGCTCAGCATCCGCAGGTAATCCATCTGAGACATGCTAACCTCGCTTACTTTACCATGGCCTCTGTGATGATGGGATACCCATAAATCCGCCATGGACTAATCTCACGGCGCAAAGGAGTTTCCTGCAGGCCCATCGCAGCGCACCTACGCCGCCAGAGAGCTTGCGCCGCTTGCCATGCGGCCGCATGGGACTCAAAGACGCCGCAAATTTCCTTACCGTCAACTTTGTGTTCAATCAACACATGCACTTCATCCATTGGCTCTTACCTCGCGCAAAATCAGGTAGCAATTGGTGGGGCTGAAATCCTTCTTCACGTCCCGCCGCCGCAAGTGACAATACTCGTATGTGGTGCCCAAGTTGGCGGCTTGAGAATCCGCCCACTCGAGGAAGGTGTTGGGATTCTCCAGCCATGGCAAATAGATACGGCCCCAATACTTGACGACCAACGCTTTGAAGCGTGACAACTCTCGCCCACGCTCATGCCTCAACGCAAAGACGCTATGGACGAGGTCATACTTATCGCCATACTTCGCGCGTGATTCGCTCAGCGGCTTCCTACTCATGAGCTTGTCCCGTGCTCAATATATTGAGTATACGCCGCAGCTCTTGGCTGGTGATGGGGCCAATGCAGTCAGCGAAAAGTTCCTCTTTCACGCCTTCTTCGCCGTAAACGAGGAAAGGAATCACGTTCAGCGGCTTCTGCTGGTCAAGGCTATTGAACGTATGCAGATAAAGAGTGTGCTCAATGAGACGATTGAGCTTGCGAGACAACCAGAACTGATGCGCAATCCGCCAATAGGTCTCAGTCACCTTCTTGCACTCGGGCTGAACGCCAACGAACATGTCAGTGAAATATTGGCGATTGGTTTCGAACGGGCAATTTCTCAACGGGCAATTCGCATTGTTCTGACGATAGTTGCAATTGCACATGAACGCGGCCTTAGCTGGATCAACAGCCTTGATGGCCTCGTCAGTCAAAACGGCGTTGATGCCGTCACGATAAACATGCGAGTCAAAGAACTTCTCAAACGCCGCGTCAGCAGCGCGCAAGCCTTTTTGCAAATCCATACAAACCTCCATATTGTTTTTCAATCTATACCATGAATATCCGCCAATGTAAACGCGTTATATATCCATAGCGTCCAGTTTGTCATGGCGAATTCTGATAAACCGAGGATGCCGCATACTCCCATATTCGGTCAACCCCTGCCCAGCAATTTCGATAGTACGACCGATGATTAACGACTTATCATCCCACAAGACTTTCCGCAGGTAGTCAGAAAATCCTCCGCCGACCTTCACCATAACGCCGTTCAAGTCGACGATGACGCCGCCAAGCATGCCTTCATACTTGCCGCGACCTTCAAAAACGCCAGTAACCACAGCGTCAACCGTGAAAACTTCCTTCAGTTTCATCCAGTTGTTGTTGCGCACGTTGGCGTATTCAGAGTCGGGCACCTTCAGCATAAGGCCTTCATATTTCTGGTCAATAGCCTCATGGTACAAGCGCAAGGCTTCGTCTTCAGAGCGTACCAATTGGTGCGTTACGAAGTGGACCGATGGATGGTTCAGCTCGTAAACAAATCGAGCCGCATCTTCCAACCGTTGGGACAACGGTTTGTCAAAGTCGACAATATCGAACACGAAGAATTCGGCATCAGGCGTTTCATTGTATGAGCGAAGCGCACCAGATGCCGCATTGAACGACTTGCCATGCACCATCAGCTCGCCGTCAAGAATCGGCGCTTTCATGCCGATAGCTTCGCACAACCAGTCAAGGCCGTGGAATTCTTGCCCAGTACGAGAATAGAACAGGCCGCCTCTATATTGGGCGCGGTCTCCATCATACTTGACGGACGCCAGCAACGGATATTTCGCCTTGTTGGGGTCATACAACTTGGCGAGCTGCACATCCATGGTGTAGATAAGGCCGGGAAATACCTTGTTGATGGAAGGTACGCCTAAGCCAAAATCAAACGTCCTGTTAATGACGCAAGCGACAATATGCTGACTCGCCAAGGTCAGGCCAGCAACGAAGGCGCGAAAAGCGCCGCGCGTAGCTATGGTGCTGCTCTGCTCGAGAATTGACAATTGCGCCTGCAAGAGCTGCGGAGTGAGCTCAGTAAACCCGTAAGTCCGTGGAACGACGAGCTTCGACATGCCATACGAGTGGAAAGGCGAATATGCCATTTCGAGATATGGGGCGAGCTCAAAATATTGGCTCAAAATCTCCTTCTTGCGGTTTATGCTGCGTGCGCCGCGAATCTTCATGACGCCGTCCCATAACTGCGCAGTATCCATATTTCCCTCCATAGATGTTGTCGATTAAGTCATCCACCTCAGACTGCGTTTTCACAACCGCCACGTTGGCGCCATTGTCTTGGAGCGTAGACAACACCACCTTCTGAATGGGCTGGAGTGTCCCTTGCGGCCGCTTGACCTCTACAAAGACTACGCAACCGTAAAGGATAACTACTCTGTCTGGCCAGCCCGCCATAGATGGCGATATGAGCTTGGGGCAGATGCCGCCCTCATTCTCCACGCGGTTGACCAAATACCCCTCAATTTTGTTCTCAGCATAACCCATGGTCAGCCCTCGATGTTCTGCTCAAGAGAATGTTGCCAAATCAGCTCTTTGTGCCGGCGCATGAGACCAGTGAAAATGCGATAGCACACGCGCTTATTCGCCTTGTACTCAATTGCCGTCTTGAGCAGGTCCAGCCAATCGCCAAGTTCGAGGTCTTTATTGGCCCACAGGAAGGTTTGGAGATTGGTGAGATTCATGACGGGGCGAACATATTCCATTCGCGATTCGCCCGACAACAGCCATTTATCAAAATCAGTCAAATACTTTTCGAATTCTTTCATCGCTATTACTTCTTATAACGCGGCCCAACCCAACCGTCAGCCCGCAGTGGAATGTCCTTTGACCACTCAGTGCCTTTGCACATGCAATCGAGCATCAGCTCTAGCCGCTCATTTGACCCGTCCTGCTCTTCACAGATGTTTTCGTCATAGATGGAGCCAATGATAGTGAAACCGTGACGCTCAAGCTCGAATTTGCCATCATAGAGAATATCGCGGCCCAACGCTTGGATGACGTTTTCAGTCAGCTTGCCCGGCGTGCTATATTGGCGTACGTAGGTTTTGGTCTTTTGGTCAATGCCAAGGTAGGTCAGCGCCAAGCCATACTGCCCATCTTGCAGCTTGGGATCGCGATAATACATCGCTCGCCCGCTAGCCAATGTCATCTGCAGCCACTTGGCGCCGGCGCGGTCTTTAATGACGCGGAAGGTCGTCTTATACGCAGTGAACGCCCTGCCTTGGTTGGTGACTGCATTTTGCGCGGCATCCATCAGCTTATACCATAAACGAACTACCCTATGGTACTTTTTGCGGTATCCTTTAACGATGGCGTCAGCTTGAGGCAAACTCAAATCGACGCCAAAGCGAGCAGCATAATCAACGAATCCACGCGCGCCCATTCCATAGCCGCAGCCGAGAATACCAACTTTGCCCATCTGGCGTTGGTCTTTTGTGACCTCGTCATATGGCACCCCGTAGTTGAACGAGGCCATATCTTTGTATTGGTCAAACTTGTCAGCGAAACGTTGGCAGGCTTCCCAATCCTCCGCCAGCCATATGAGCAGAATATACTCAATGGATGAGTAGTCCGCGCACATGATATGGTAACCCGGTTGAGCCTTAATCATCGAGCGGATAAGAGCTCTGGCGGACTTAACTGGGTTGTGCTCGCAAACAGACAAGTCAAAGAAGCTCGCAATCTCGCTCTCTGGGTCGCTGACACTCGCGCGTGGCAGGTTGAGCAGCTGAAAGCCCATACCTGTGATGCGTCCAGTATGAGCCCCGTAGTAGCGTGAATTGTCGTACATGCGGCCATTGCTGGCCATGTTCACGATTCGCTTGTACTTGCCGATGGAGGACAGCCCAAGGCTCGCTCTCATCTCAATCGCGTTCACGACCGCGTCAGGCAGAGTCAAGAAGTCCGCGTCGTTCATGAGCGCTTCAATGGTGTCCTTCTTAAGGTCAGGCACCAATTCAAAACCCATGGTGCTGTTCACGAAGTCTTTGATCCGCTTAACCTGCGTTACTTTCTCAACCGCGCCATTGGTTACCCGCGGCAGAGTCTTGTTCTGCTCGTCAAGATAAACAGTGGTAACTTTGAGAATCTGCTGCGCTTCATCAACCGCGATTGGCAAGCCACGCTGATTGATTCTGCAAGTAAGTTCCCAAATAGATTGTTCACGGTCAGACAGTCTGTCAGCTGGCAAATGACGAAGAACAGCAGCCGTCGACTCGACGTCTTGCCTGTTATACTTGATGTAATCTTGCCAATATGGACCAACGCACTGGTGCGGCCGTGCTCGCTTGAACATATCAATGAGCATCGACCCAGCTGAATCTTTCAATTCTTCTGGGCAGATAGCCTTGGTGGCGTTCATCAAATTCTGAGGCAACCCATATCTGCCGCACAGCGCTTGCACGTCCACCACTCGATTGAGCGGCAACTCAATGCCAAGACACGCGCGAGTAACCGCAATTTCAAATTGTGCGTTGAAGGCGTAAATAACCACATCATTGAAGATTTCTGTTGGAAATGGCCCGTCGTGACACGTCCACGTTTCAACGGGCCCATCATCAATCTTCCATGACGCGATTTGAATGTATAGACTTGGGTCAGCGCAGTAATTCGCGCGGCCAGCCTCTACAAGGTCCGTATCGCAACCTGTTTCATAGTCAAGAATGAGCTTTCGCATAACCACCTTATACCATGAAAAGAAAATAAAAAGAGCCCCAAATTGGGGCTCTTAGAAGGATTATTTACAGCAGTTGGTCTTCAGAGCCCGTGGTTTCATCCCATGGGGCACCTGCAGATTCTTCCTTTTCAGCGAAGGCGCTGAAGGCGCTTTCAGCCGTGCTGCGGCCATCCATGCGTTCGCCGTCCTTAACAAACATGATGTGGTTCAGTGCGCACCCAACGCCAAAGGACTCGTTGTTGTATGGGAAAAATCCCAAATCGCCGCGGCAATAGCACCCAGAGTAGAACACCTCTGGGCTGACGGGCTTGGCGAAGCGGTCAACGGTACCCGGGGCGTTGATGCTGGAAGCAGTGATGAAGTAATGGCCACGATAGCATTCGCGTCCAGCCTGCTGCTCAGGCAGAGCTTCTTCATAGTACGCGTCGCCGTCCTTGAAGGGATTGTTGAACTTGGGAGACTTGACGCCCGCAGCAGTGAACTTGCCCTTCTTGATACCAGCATTGACAGCTTCTTGAATGCGAGCCTTGAACCAATTGATGGTAGCTTCATCATCCTTCGGAATGAGGAAGCCGCACGAATACTTGGCAGTTCCGCCGCGAGCTTCACGAGGCTGGGCGATGGAGGCGTAAGTAATGCGAAGAACGTTGGTAACGGCCATGGTGAATTCTCCTTTATCTAGTTGTTATTGTTGGTATTGGTGTAACCGTCTGCAATCCGCTGGTAATTGACGCGCATTTTCTCATTGAACGCATCCGCAAACTCGTCAGCGGTTATGCCAAGTTGGTACAGCAAATTGATGTAATGAGCTTCCCACAGCTGAAACAGCCGTATGTCAAGTTCTGATACGGGTTCCGCCACGATAAGCACCATATGCGGCTGGCCAATTTGCGACGTTACCGCCATCAACTGCTCGAATATGGACATGCAAATATTGTGCTGTTCCATCGGTCGAGTAATTCGCGGTTCATCGCAAAAACCAGCCCGCTCAAGCAGAGCAGCCAAATCTGGTGACAAGCCGTTTTTGTCTTGGTCGCCGCCAGTTATCCATGTCAAACCAGCCGCGCCGACGAGATACTCGTAGAAGAAGAACACGTCAACCGCTTCTTCTACCAAATGGCGCTTGTTGATTTCTTTGTAGTCAGCAGGCCGCCATGGCTTCCACGGAAGCTCGTTGAGCACTTCAACGATTTCAACATTCAGCGCGATAGCTGCTTGTTGGCGCGTCAAAGGACACTTGAGCTTTTCATGGTAGTCGGCTACCTCTGACATCAAATCAATCATATTGACAGATGCCATACGCTCACTCCATTTAAATGATTAATTGATGATTTTTAAATAACACGCAATAGAATTCTTGTAAATAATTTTCTGAAAATTTTTTATGAAAAATTTTGTTCAACCGCGTCAATAGCTTATTTGACCATGTAAAACACGCCGTCGGCGTTATTACCAGCCGGTAACGTTATAATGCCCTCCACGTGAGACCATCCGGCCGTCCCACGTGCTAATTTCCACGCCTCATAACCCGGCCGCCTCGTATGCTGCATGAAGAACACCTCCTGCACGCCAGCAGCAATCAACTGTTTGGTGCAGTCCTCACACGGTTCGAGCGTGCAGAAGCATATGCGATGGCGTCCTTCCGCCTTATTGCGCAATTCGCCCAGCTGCTGAAGTGCGCAAATTTCCGCATGGATAGCAGGACACGAGAGCCCGTCCTGCTTGCGGCAATGGCCCAACGCCAAGCACTGACGGCGTTCGTCAATATTGGCGCCATACACAATTTCAGGAGGCCCTGAAATCGAGCAATTGAGAATCACACAGCCCACATGCTTGTCGAGGCACGTGGAGTGCATCGCGGCCTCCTTCACACGCTTCAAGTGCTGGGCTAAAATAGGTGAAGCGAACAAGTACATCCTTTTACTCCAATAAAGAAAGCGCGGCGCAACTCGCGCTGCGCTACCAACCATTATTCTTTGAACCACACTTTGCCGCAGGTCATTTTGCCTTGCTTGCACGTCTTGTGCATGAAGCAGTCTGGCCCAACGTAATTGAACAACTCGGGAAACCACTTCTTACACTCGACAAGCACGCGTTCAGCCAACATCCGCATCTCGAGCGTGTTGCGCAAGCACAAGCGCAAATTCAAGAAATTCACCAATTGGCGTGCGTTGGTGGTGACTACGAGATTGACGCCAATGCCTTCTGGCAGAATCTGGCGAGCTTCAGACTTGTCGATGCCTTCTTCAATCAACTGGTCATACAGCTTCAACGTCTGCTCAACATGAGCGCGAACGGCCGCGTTCTTCGCCATGGCTTCGCACATGAACACGGGATACTCGTCATACTTTTGGTAGTGTTGGCTCGAACTGGTTGGGCTCTGCATGCGATGGCGCAACAGCTGCAGGCTGCAAGCGCGAGAAATGTCAGTGATTTTGAAAGTAACCGTGGCATGCTCAAACACGCTGGTGTGGTTAGCCTTCAGCAAGTATTGCGCGAGCGTGGGACTGTCAGATTCATTCGCCATCTGCCGCATTGTCTGACTGCTCGCATAACATACGAGCACGTTCGGATTAGCGGTCTTATTGAGAATAACTACCTGCGGGTCGTAAGCGTTAACCATTATTATCCTCTCCAGTTGGTGTGCTATGGCGAATCAGCCAATGCAAGAACATGGCGTTCGCAGCGATGTGAGCCGTGTGCTGCAAGCCGCTTTCTTCATCAATGGGCTCTTCTTTCAACAGCGCCATACAATGGCGTAGCAGCGCAGCACGATAGCGAGCCACTGCATTTGGCACTTTCTGCCAGCTGTTGACGTCATATTTCTCCGCGCCAAACGTCAGCACTTTGCCAAGATCTTCAATGAAATACGGGTCAAGCAAGTCAAGCCGCGGCTTGCCGCCGTCGAACTTAAGACCCACTGACTTTTCTTCAGCCATAGATACCTCACTTGTTTACGTTCAAAAATATATTAAATAAAAAAGACAAGAAAGTAAACAAAAAAAAC